TCATCGTGCCGCCACCTTTTTCCCGTTGTGTTTTTGGCTGCGGCCAGTCGCACTTTCACTGGTGAGCGGCAGCTCATCATATTCCTTCAGAAACTCTCGGTATTTCCGGGCGATCAGTGGCAGATCGTTGTCCTCGATCTTTTCCTGCCGTGTAAGTGTTCTCTCTACCCAGCCACTCTTGCGATGGAATCGCTCGGTGAACTGCCTGGGTTCGAGGATCTCTTCGCCGTCCGGCGTGCGCTTGTAGAGCTTGTTGCCACGACGGTCGAACCCAACCTTGTCGGCTACCGCCATGAAGACTGGATATTCCTCTACGCCACCTAGAGCCTCGGCGCGCTTTTCCTCTTCGCTCTTGCGGCGCAGGAACAGAAGGCTGGTGAGGATGTTGACGTTTGCCTCGGCGATAAAAGCTTCCACAGGCAGATCGACGGAGGCGAGCACCTGCGATTCACGCATGATCCACCAACGGATGTATTCCGCCGCCGGATTGCCGAGAACGCCATCGGGCAGGACGATACCCATGCGGCCGGTGCCCGGTTTGAGCCACTTGATACAGCGCTCGATAAACAGAATCTCGGGAGCGACGCTGCCTTTGAGTACGCCAGTATTGCGGAAGCCGCCTTCACCGTCCGACTCCCAGTTATGGGCCAGTTCGTACTGCTCCAGGATGTGTTTGTCGGTGATCGGGATGTCGGAGCCAAAGGGAGGATTGGTGGCGATGATATCCACCGACCCCAGCGGGATCTCCTTCTTGGCGCTTGGCAAATCCGCCAGATGGCCTAAGGGAAATTCCAGCGAGTTGACGTTGTAAATATGTCCCCGACCATCGCCCGCCAGCACCATGTTCATCTGGGCTGCGCGGATCAGGAATGGGTCAAAGTCGGCCCCGAAGACGTTGGCGGCCGCATACTCTTTCAGCCGTTCATGAACATTTAGGAACTCGGTTGTGCTTTCGTTTCCAACTTGGGTGTTTTGCTCATCTCGGAATTTCTTCAGCATGTGGCCCAGTGTGGCAACCAGGAATCCACCTGTTCCACAAGCAGGGTCCAGCAGTGTCTCACTTTCTTTGGGGTCAAGCATTTCAACGACCAGCTTCACCACGCCTCGCGGAGTGAAATACTGACCACGATCACCGCGCAGGTTGACACCCACCAGCTCCTGATAGGCGACGCCTTTTGCATCGACATCGGTACGTGTAAAGTCGTACTTGGCCAGTTCGGAAACAATAAAGGCCAGTGCACGGTCGGAGAGGGTAATTTCTTCGTTGCCGCGGAAGATATTTTTGAATTGACTCTTGACCTCGGTGAAGAGCTCCTCGATCCGCTTGCGAATGGCTTTTCGACCCTCGGCTTCGAACTGCTCTTTGGGGCCTGCCCAGAAGCGACGCTGCCAGGCCTGGCGCTGCTTGGCCCGCAGGTTTTCGTCGTGCATTTTGCAGAAAATGAGGTAAAGGAACTGCCAGAAGGCGGCGTCCTTGGGCATCCCTTCGTTGCCGTGAATGAAATTGTGGCAGCGGCGGAAGGTGATCTTCAGCATCTCGTTGTCGGCGACGCGGGTGTGCGCATCGGAGATAACCTCCTTGGTGCCGACCGACTCTTCAGCCATCGGCCAGTCGCCGATTGGGTTGCACTTGGTTTCGAAGCGCTTTTGTTCTTTCTCGACAAAGAAGAACTCTAGGCCGTTGGTCCACAAGCCGTACTGAACAGCCTCGACCTCGCGCATGATGGTTTCAATTTCATCGAGATCTTTGGCGGCCTGCTCAAAATCACGGATACGGACAGCGTTCTTGCCGACGTTCGGTTCCTGTCGGCAGAGAACAGCTCGGCCCAGGTTCTCAATCGTGTGGTCCTTGCCATGGTGGAAAATCGCGATATCCACCTTCTTGCGCCCGCCGATGGAGAAATCCAGCTCCATGTCTTCGGGCGAAAACCCATATTCGTGAATAAGGGCACGAACCACCCGCTGGCGGACCAGCTCTTTGGGTGTTTCCTTGACTTGCTTTCCGGTTACATAGTCGAGCGTATACCCGGCCGGGATGGTGCCCTCTGGATGCCCCTGATTTTTTTTCCGGCTCATGGAATGCTCCGTCGATTTGCTGTTTGGTTCATTTTTTCTGTCCTTCTCCGAAGTCCTGGGTTGAATGCTTCTGTAGCTCTATCCAGGCATCCAGGTCCTTTCGAGAGAACCGCCATTGCCCCCTGACTTTGAATGCCGGGAGCTCTCCGTTCTGAGCCATGGAGTAGATGGTCTTTTCACCAACTTTCAACAGGGCTGCCACATCTTTGATCGTTAGCACCTCTTCGCCTTGCACTTGGTTTCTCCTATGACGGTGCCTGGAACTGTCTGTTGACGTGCAGCACACAAGGATTGACAAGAAAAGGCATATCGTACTACTAGATTCCGCATTCTACCAATTTCGTTCTGTGTTGCGCAACACAAAACACTAGGGTAAAATTTGACCCATGAATAGCTTTGGCGAAACCATTCGCGACCTTAGGGTCGCCCAGGATCTTGGCTTGCGGGAAACTGCGGGCAAGGTGGGTATTTCGCCTGCCTACCTGAGTCGGATCGAGCGCGGAAAGGAGCGTCCCCCACGCCCTGAGGTCATAAAGGCTCTGGCGAGGGTCCTTGCTGCTGATCCGGACGTCCTTTTTCGGTTGTCATCATCGACAGACCCAGAGGTGGTCGACTTTCTGCATGACCAACCGGAGGCGATGGCCTTGCTTCGCCATCTCAAAGATGCTGCCTTCACGGATGCGGAAATGGAGCAGCTCCTAAAGCTTGCCGAAGGAATCAAGAAGCCTGCGAAGTGAAGCACGTCAACGGCTAAGCAGCACAGCTTCTGCCTCGCGCCGTGCCATCAGTCCCTGCAGCACTTTCCCGCCGCCATAGACCCACTGGCGCAGTTCCAGTCCGGCGCTTGGCCAGTCCCGTTGATTGATCCGTCGGCGTAGCGTCGACGCTTGCAGCCGCCCCGCGCCGAGGTTGAAGGTGAAGTCGACGATGGCGGCTAGTCGCCCCTCGGGCTCGGTGGCCAGCACCGGGCAGTAGCGCAGCGTGGCATTGAGCGCGATCTCCAGGTCGCGCGCCAGATAGACCTCGGCTTCAGCCACCGTGATCGGCGGATGCTTCGGATCACAAAGATGGCCGTAGCCAATCGTCCAGTAGCCCGCTGGGCAGATGTACGGGTGCGCGCGGCCGGGATCGGCCTTCGGCACGCGGTGAAAGCCCTCGAAGCGCTTGGCCAGGTCGATGGCCGCTTGCGGTACATGGGTCACGGCCGCACCCGATCAAACACGCGCCCGAGGAACCAGAAGTTCAGCACTCCGGCCCACAGAGCCTGATCGGCCTCCGTCCAAGCGTGCAGGATGGCCACTCCCCAGCCCGCGCCAGCGGCGACTGCTGCCGCGAACGCCGCCGTCTTGGCCGCACAGTACAGCGCCATGAACCAGTAGGTGATCACCGGTCGCACGCTGACCGACAACGCATCGGCCCAGCGCACACCGGTCTTCTCGCCTTGGTTGCGGACAGCCTCGCGCAGCGTCTCGATGGCACCGACATTCCACGCCGCATCCGCGCTCGCGCCGATCTCGGCCATCCGCTGCGCGCCGCGCAGCTTCTCGAACTCCAGCGCCTTGTCCTGCATCGCCAGCTCGTGGCCGCGCTCGCCCTTGCGGTCGAGCCATTTCAGGATTTCCGGCGCGAGACGGAAGGCCCCGCCGAGGAGGCCACCGAGCAAGGTCTCGATCATTGCGAGCCTCCCATCAGCTTGAGCTTGATGGCAGCACCCACCAGCAGCGCGGCCAGGATGCCGGTCGTGACGACCTTGATGGTGGTCTGCCACGCGGTGCGCCGGGCGTCGCGCCACGCATCCAGCAGATCACGCAGTTCGCGGATGTCGCGGGCGGCACTGCCGTTCTCCAAGCCGAGATGGGCGAGGCAACGCTCGGCTCCGCGTTGGGCGGCGCGGTCGAGCAGCTCGTCGAAGTCTTCGCGGCGCAAGAGCAGCATGTTCTCGACGAGCGCGGGCTGTTGTTGTTCGGGTTCGGTCATTTACTTTCTCCAGAAATGCGAAACCCGCCTGATGCGTCGGCATCGAGGCGGGTCTCAGGGGTGAATCGGTGAAACGGCGGTGCTTTAGATTTCGATGATCTCCAGGGTCAGACTTGGCGCGATGCCTTCGACGACGTCATCGCGGACGAACACCTTCTGGCCGACGGCCGCATTGCCGCGCGCCCTGATCAGTCCGCCACCGGGCAGTGCAACGGTGATCACGCCGGAGCCGACGTTGACCACCGTGCCTGCCTGCAGCGGCGGATCAGGAATCAACTGCCGGAACTGCTCGTAGAGGTTATGCATAGCCCTGCACCCCCAGCGTCTGCCAGACCTCCGGCATCCCGACCTCGACTTGCGTCGAGCGCACGAGGCCCAGACGGGTCACACTGCCGTCCTGGTACTCGACGAATGCGCCTGGCTCAATGATCCCAGTCTCGGCGAGCACCGGCAGGCGCAGGCTGACTTCGATCTGCTGCCCGGTGTCGGCGAGCACGGCGATGCCACGCTGGCGCGCGGCTGCCGCCTCGGTGATGAGCGAGTCGACCACCATCGGTGCCAGCACGTCCCCGGCGCTGCCCGCCCGCGTGACTTGCCCCAGGACGCCGACGTCCTGCCCGGACACGAACACGCGGTTGTACGCAGGCTTCTCCAGCCAGCGCAGCGACTCGCGGGCGACCGCATCGAGGGGCAGCACGAAGTCGGGCGTGACGGCTGCCCAATCCCACGGCGCAACTGGATACCGGTGGCGAACACGGATGCTCTGGTCGGATGGGTGCGGGATCAGGTAGCCCCCGACCGCACTGGCGATGGAGGTCAGCGCTTCGATCCACGTTCCCTGTCGCGCGAACACTCCGGCCGGGACATTCCAGTCCGTGAGGCCCCAATCGACCGTCCAGCCCAGCGGAATGCCGTTGAGCGTGAGCACGTCGTCCATCAACTGGCGTGCCGTGCGAGCCTCGGCGTTGCTGAAGGTCATCACCGGCGCATAGGGCGCGGCCAGCACCGCGTTGCGTCCTCGTCCGGAGACACGGATGCTGGCGTCACCGAAGGTGCGCTCGCGGCTGATGTTTTCGGCGAGCACACGGAAGGCGGTGCCGTTGACGCTGGCCACGAGCTCGACGGGCCCAGAGGCAGTGCCGGGTGCGACCAGGCTTTCCGCCTTGGCAGGCAGTTGCGCATCGAAGCCCCACGTCCAGGATGCGGCGTCGAGCGACAGCGAGAGACTGAACACCGGAACCGGCAAACCATCGGGTAGCCGGTGCAGCGTCACGTTGTTGATCACGAAGTACACCCTCCGGACAGGAACGACCACCGGCTCCCCACTGGGCGGCGGCTCGGTATGGTTTTCACAGACGAACAGCAAGTGACCATCCGCTGGGGCCAATGCGGCGAACAGCAGATGCGCGTTCGGCGTGTAGCAAGGTTGCGGCGCGGGCGGTTCGGGAACCACCCAGACGCTGATCCCCGGCGGGGGCGGCACGGCTTCCTGAAACCTGCCGCGCCAACCTTTCGGCGCAGGGCTGGCGCTCTGGAAGTCGGTGCCTTGATGCTGGGTGAGCAGCCGCGCGACTTGCCAGAAAGCGACTCGACCGGCGCGCTTGGTGCGATCACCATCCTGATGCCGGAAGCGCGTGGCGTCCCGCATCGGAACAGCGTTCTGGAACGAGCCCTGTCGGGCCAGTTCGCGGTGAGTGCCATCCTGGTGGGCGAACCACGTCGCCTCAATCAGACGCGTGGCCTGCTGCTGAGCCGTGCGGCGTTGCTCCGGCGCGGCCGCCAAGACCGGGGGCAATCGATGCTCGATGCCTTGTGGCGAAGCGAGCGTGCGCCGCCAGAACGTCTCCCAGCCAGCGGGCGTCGCGGCCGCATCCTGCTGGCCGTGATCCGCGCCGTCCTCCGTCTGCTGCGCCACCTGCCAGTGGTGCGAGGTCTGACCGACCGTGGGCCGTTGCGTGTGCGAGGCGTACCTGACCTCGCCGGTGAACACCACGCCGGGCAGGCTCGCGCCCGCGCCAGTCCCCACGTTCAACGGCACGCTTGGGCGCAAGACCAGCGAGCGCACCGTCAGGCCCGGCAATTCGGCCAACAGCTCGGCCCGGGCCGGGGGAATGAACTTGATCGCAATGACCGGCAGCGGCAGCGTAGCCCGTACCGTCACGTCGTCGCGCGGGGCGACGTAGTTGGCCCCGAACACCAAGTTGGCGTCGGTGGCTGCGGGTTGATCGAACAGCAGATCGACCAGAGGCGGCCCGACCGCCACGCCCGCAGTGGGCACGGGCAACGCGGCGACCAAGGTCACCTCGTTGGGAATGGCAGGCACGGCCTACCCCAGGATCGCCGACACCATCCGGGCGTCGCCGCCCAGATAGAGATTGGTGCTGGCCAGCTTCACGTCTCCGCTGCCGTCGGTGCCGCTGCAGTCCAGATCCAGGGCGTTCACCTCGTTGCCGTTCACGAGCCGCGCCCAGGTGGCGATGCCGGTCGCCGTGATCAGCCCGTCCTCCTGCTGCGTGAGCGTCAGCAGACCGCCCGAGATCGCGCCTGCGGGCTTGGTCAGCTTGATCTCAACCAGCATCGCACTGGTCGGCGTCGCGGACGGCGTTGCTGGCCTCGTCCCGCCGTAGATGCGCAATCGGGCCGGATTGGGTCCCGCGTCGAGGAAGGCCAAGGTTCCCGCGAGCCGCGCCTCGTTGTGTTCGACGGTGATGGCAACGGTCATGGCATGGGCTCCGGCTTGAGGTTGTCCGCGATCACGGCGCGGTACATCTGCTTGTAGTCGTAGCTGACCACGGTGTAGCGCTGCGCCGGGTCCAACAGTTCGAATCGGTATTTGCCGCTGGCGTCAGACCAGGTCTCGGCGACCAGGACGCGGGCGTTCTCGCTGATGAGCTGTACCCGCCGCACCAGCGGTTGGTCGGGCTGGCCCTTCTCTTTCACCGTCCCGGCGATGACGCCGTGGCCGCTGAAGTGAATGTCCTTGCGCGCACTGGGAATCGTGCGCAAGCGCCAGTCGTAGCCGCCACCCCGATCCCACAGGTCGCTCGACGGGGAGTTGCGGCGGATCAGATCGACGTGGGCGTTGACGCCGATGTTGGCGGCGGGATCGGGCAGCACCGAGGTCGAGCCACCGGCGAGCCGCACCAGCTCGTCGTCGGCGTTCACGCCCACGGTCGCGGGAAACGCGGGCAGACCCGATGGCGTGTCGCCGGCGATGGCGTGGACGCGCGCCGTGGCCCCGTACAGGAACACGCCCGGAATCAGCTTGCCCCGGTAGGCCGCATCCCCGACCTGGAACATCAGTACGCCAGCGGCCTTGAACTGGATCAGCCGTGCCCAAGGCACGCCGTTAGCATCGAACGCGCCGACGATGACTTCGCAGCGCAGGATCATCCGCTGGCCGACGTTGAAGGCCGGGGCCGCGTCGGACACTCCGGCGACGGGCTTTGCGTTGTCGTTGACGCCGCCCGTCACCGCCGCGCCGTCACCAAAGCCGCTGTTCCAGCGGGACACGCTCCACGCGCCATCGAGATGCGCGAACCGGTAGCCTTCGGCTCCGTTGCCCGTCGTCATCCACAGGCCGATATGCTTGCGGGCGCTCGGGTCGGTCAGCAGCTCGACATCGGCTTCGAACCAGAAGTCACCGCTGGCCGTCTCGTTGAAACGCAGGATCGACTGGGCATTCGGCGCCGAGATGTCGATGGCCTGCTGGGCGCCGTTGTAGCTAGCGGACATGCTGCCGAGCACCGTGGTGTAGCCGTTCGCCGGTGCCGTGGCGAAGGTGTCGTTGAGCGGGTAGCCCACGGCTCACCTCCACGGCCCGGTGATGTCGAACGCGATCTGTGCGCCTTCGGTGTCGGAGCTGTACTGCGTCCTGACCAGCAGGAACTTCTTGCCCGCCTGTCCGACCACGTTGTCGACGATGGTCTGGTCGCTGTACGGACGGTCTTGAGGCATCCACAGCATTCCCGGCATCAGGCCGCGCATATGGCCGTCCTCCTGCCGCACGTAGGTCGGCAGCAGCCACAGGCTGTAGTCCGCTCCGTTCGGGAACGGCGTCGGGCCACGACCACAAATCTGCTGGCCGTTGTTGGTGTTCAGCGAGGTGGTCGCCCAGCGCACCGGGTTGCCAAGCTGGGTGTGATTGCGCAGCAGCACCTTGCCGGTGAAGTCGAGCGAGGAGACCAGGCCATAGGCGTTGTACTGGCCGGGGTAGCTGATGTACTGGTTGTTCAAGCTCCAGTACAGGTCGTCGGCGCAGAGCACCGTGGCGTAGTTGTCGCCCGGCTTGAAGCTCGAGATGTCGCCGAAGCAGTAGCTGTTGCGCCCGTACCAGCCGTACCCGGCGGCATTGGTGACGAAGAGATAGAACAACCGGTCATCGCCCACCAGCACCCAGTTGCGATTGCCGCCGCCGTTGTCGCCGTAAGTGTCGTAGCCGGTCTGCCGCGCGTGGTACCACTTGTACCAGCCCCACTGATTCGCGGTGACCTGCTTCCAATTCTGTGTCGGGCTATTCGGGTCGTAGGGAGCCTGCGCGCCGACGATGGTGTCGATGTCCGACAGATCCTCGACGATGCCGACGTTGGCCCATTTGGCCCAGCTCGTCGTGTAGTTCGGCGTCTTGAGGCTGTCGTCGATCAGCAGAATGTTCTGCGGCGAAGCCGGGTTCTTGCTGCGGTAGGCTGCCTTGTTCGTGCTGGCGAAGGGTTTCTCCCAGCCCAGCGGAGCGACCTTGGCGGAAAGGCTGGTGGCGGTCGTCGCGGGTGACACGGGCGTGCCGGTCACCGCGTAGGTGAACGTGGTCGTGGTGGTCGCGAGCACGCGGAACAAGCCGTTGTACTCGGGCTGATCGGCCCCCGCGATCAACACCACCTGATCGCGCAGGTAAGCGTGCCCGGAGGTGATCGTCGCCGTCGCAACCCCATTGGCGAAGGTCAGCGAGTCGATGGCCTTCAGGGCGAAGCCGTTGACGAGGCATGCATCGAGCATCGTCACCAGATCGCCCCAGCTGTTGGCGATCTGCGGCGCGCCCGCCATGCCGCTGCTGAAATATTTGACGGTCAGGTCGGTCATAGGAATTCCTGCGAGAAGGTTCAGAGATAAGGGGGTGTCCACCCACGGCATCAAGGCGTGTCGACATCCCCGCGAATCAGTAACGTGAAGTTGTCGTCGGGCACGGACTCCGGCCCCTGCTGGATGGTGCGCACCACCCACACCGGGAACTGCGCCCCGATGGTGTTGAAGCGCAGCACGTTGCCGGTGGCCCAGCCATTGCCCCAGCCGAGGGCGGGCAGATGGAAATACGGCACGCCGGTCGCCGGGTTGTTGGGGGCGCAATCGGTGCTGGTGTTGCCGGTGGCGATCACGCCGACGTTCTCGCCGATCACTTCGAAGGCGGTGCTGTTGGTGAAGCGCACGATCCAGCGTTCGGTGACCGCTCCCTGATTGGTGACGCGGATCGGGTACTGCGTGTTGTTGAAGGTCGCGGTAGCCGAGCTGCCCGACAGCGCGTCCGACCACGCGCCGCTCCAGGTCGCCTGATCGAACACCAGACTGACGCGGGCGAACAGGTCGCCGGCCACCAGCGCGCTGGAAACGAAACTGCCCGAGGCGGGATCACCGGGATTGGCGAGCGGATACTCGTGAGTCAGCGGGCGCGTGAAGCTGATCTCGCCGTTGATCTGCACGTCGCGCACCACGGCCATGTCCTCGATGCGGTGCTCGACGGTCACCGGCTGGCTGAAGCCCGTCACGTTGGTGAATGTGACCGTGCCGGCCTCGAGATCGGCGGTGTAGCCGGTGTTGATCACAGATCCGTCGTGGCCGACCACGCGCACGCGCGACAGGCGCACCCGGGCGCAATCGATGGTCTGGCCGTTGCTGACCGAGGTGGTGATCTTGCCGGTGTGGCCGACGACGGCGAAGCCACCCGGACGGAAGATCGGCACTCGCCCATCGCTGGGCAGCCGCACGGGATCGATGCCGAGCAGATCGGCATCCAGCGGCAGATAGCTGTAGGCCACTGCGCTGTAGCGCACACTGGAGGCAGCCACCGGCTCGGGCCGGAAAATCTTGCCGTCGGTACCCACGCGGTCGGCGGCGTACCACGGCTCGCTCTCGTTGCCTGCCGCCGTGACCGTCGTGCCGAAGCGCACGCGCACCAGGCCGGTCTCGTAGTCGACGCTGCCGTTGATGCCGGTCGCCTCGATCTTGCCGTCGATGCCTGCCGTCACGTTCTGCGTGCCGCCGACCGCGCGGGCGTACTGGATCGAGAGCGATCCCGGTCGCAGCGGGGCCGCGCCGGTGCGGAACACGTACTCGCTGGAGATGTTCTCGCCGACCGTGGTCACGCAACTGGCGCGCGTGATCGCATTGGTCACACCCGCCGTCCAGGACGTGAGAGTGACGTCGCCCGAGAGGTAATTGATCGCGCCGCGCGTGACCCAGCCGCTGGGCGTGAACTCGCGCAAGGTGCCCTGACCATTGTCGCCCCAGGGCTGCGCGCCACTGGTCGTGAGCAGCACCGTGCCCGTTACCACCTGGGCGTTCACGCCCGGCACCAGCTTGAAGCTGGGCGCGAACTGAAAGGTTTCCGTTTGATTGTTGGTCGCGCCCGCGCTGTTGTAGCGCAGCTTCACGTAGCCCGATTCGTCGTTCGGGTACAGCGACGGCGCGGCAACGTAGGACAGGCCGCCATAGTTCAGGCGCCAGCGACCGGTTCCCGCGATGGCCGCCGAGGTGTAGTTCGGGCGCGGAATCCGGACGGTCACGTCCGGATTGAAGATCACCTCGCCGGTGGCGTAGTTGACCGTGCCGATGCTCGCGCCGTTGAGGACGACGTTGCCGCTGCCGTCGTCGCGGCCGATCTGGGTCGGGTCGCGCCACGCAGCCTGAACGCCCATTTCTTGCAGTTGCGCGAGGGTGTACGCACCCAGCACCGCCGTGTCGGTCAGCGTGTTCCACTCGACCTCGAGCGAGCCCGGCTCGATGGCTCCGAGGGTCGCGGTGACAGGAAGCAGCCCCGCGCCATTGCGGGAGGGGTGAGTGAACGAATCCTCCTGCTTGGGGCCTGCGACGTAGCTGACGGTGAGCTGCGTGCCCACTGACGGCATCACGTTGGGCGCGAAGTCGAGGCGGTTCTGCGCGGCGCTCAGGAATCCGGTAGCTGCCCCGGACAGCACGCCAGACGTCGCAGCCGACGCGGTCTTGGTACCGCTGTACTCCCAACTGACTGTCAGCGAGCCGGGTTGTACCGCAGTCCCGGCGGGCGGATTCAAGGCGAGGCTCTGCGAAGCCTTGAGGCTGGCCTGCGGCTGCTGCGTCTCTTGCGTCGGGACGTTCCAGGTCAGGATCAGTGAACTGCCTACGTCGGGCAGCGCTCCGAGCGTCACGACGAACGCGCCGGTGTTCTTGTTGAACGTGCCCGCGCCGTAGCTGGCATCCAATCCTTTGAGCGAGCCATTGCCGCCGTCGGACAGCACGTACCAGCGCCCCTGCGCCATATAGCTGATGGACAGCGTGCCGGGCTGCGGCACCGGATTGACCGTGCCGACGTAGGACTGGCTGCGCGACTCCGGCGTGACCGGAATCTCCGAGCTTTGCGGCGCACGCAGAATCTGCGCGGCTGGCGTGTACGTGATCGCCTTCGCGTTCGACATCGAACCGGAGTTGAGGCTCAGGATGCCGTTGGCGTAGTCGATGGTGCCCATCGTGCCGCTGGCGGTCTTGAGCAGGCCCGCGTCGTCGAAGATCGTGATGCCGTCCGTGGCGATAGTCAGCGACCCCGGTAGGCATCCCCCCGGCAGGCTGAACTTGACGCTCGTCGTCCACGCGTGGCTGGCCGTGTAGCTGACCGGGACCGCGCCGGGCACGGGCAGCCCCGCGGCCGCATACGGCGGGACGAAGGAGATCGGCGTCTCGGTCTGGGCGCTGGGCACCAGCTGCGTGTAGATGGACGCGCCCTTGATCGTGAAGTCGCCGACGGCGGCAGCTTGCGTCAGCGGCACCACGCCGACATAGGTGCCCGCGTCGGCCACGACCGTGTCGCGTACCTTGGTGCTGTTGCTGGCGCGTGTGAAGGTGCGCGTCGCGGGTGAGCCGGTGAAGTCGTAGCGCAGCGCATCGCTGATCTCGACCGTGACCACGTTGGCCTTGTAGTCCTGGTCGCTGTTGTAGGTGAAGGTGCGCTCTACGACCGACACCGAAGTGGCCCGAATGTACTGCTCCTTCTGCGTACCCAGGCCCTCGTTTTCGATCAAGACCAGCGTCTGGCCGACATTGGGGATGGTGTCGGTGGTGCGCTGGAAAAGCTGGATGACGCGCTGGCCCGCGATGTGGTTCTCGAACAGGTAGCCCGCCCACTCCGGCCCCTTGTTGAGGTAGGCCTCGATGCGCACCTGTGCCTGTGCGCGCGTATCGAACGTGCTCTCGGTGCTGAAGAGCGTCACGCTCACCCGCGCGTCCTCGGGCGGCTCGGCCACGATGACGTTGGCACCGAAGTAGGTGTCGGTATCGTCGGTCTGCACCGAGACGAAGGTCTTGCGCAGGTTGACCCGGCCGCCGGCACGATCCAGCTCGGAGATATCGGGGAAGATGGTGTTGGAGACGCCATCGGCGATGGTGATGCCGGTGGGTGCGCCGCCTCCCTCTGGTACGTCCGCCATCACGGCGGACTTCAGCAGTTTCACGTCGCCGGATTGGATCGGCATTTCAGATCTCCAGGAATCGAAGGGTCAGGCGGTAGAAGTCGGTGTCGGCGCGGGCCGGGATGCCCAGCACGGGCTCCGCTTCGATGGCCGTTTCCGCGTGGCGGAAGGCCACGGTGAACGAGCGGCCATCGGAGAAGGTCAGCGCGAAGCGGCCGGTGGCGTTGCCAACGGGAATCGCCGCCCACGCGCGCAACTTCTCGACCGTGGCCCGGATGACCCAGGCCATGTCGGGTGCGCCGACCAAGGTGATCGGCCGCCCGGCCTGCCGGGTCGCCGACTGGATCAGCAAGGCTCCGGTGATGAGGTAGGACGTGGACGCCACGGCGGGCGTCCAGGCGTGCTCATCGCTCCACAGCAAGTCATCGGGCAATGGCAGAGCCACCCCGGTTTCGAGGTTCGTGAGTTGCATAGGGAAACCTTCAGGCCGAGAAACAGGAACGCACGGTCAAGCCGTGCGGGCGCGGGCGGCGTCCAGCAGTTGCAGCAAGCGAGACTCGTCTCGTGCGTCGACGGTGGCGTTGACCTTCTGCTGCCCCGAGGACAGCTCCACGCGCACCGTGCGTGTGGGCGTGCTATCGGGCAGAGAAGGACGCGGCAGGCTGTTGCCTGCGGGCTGCACCAGACCGCCGGAAGCGAACCCCTGAATGCCCGCCAGCGCGCGACCGGCCAGCGCCTGCGCCGGAGCGGACAGGTTGTTGATCGCCTCGAAGAAGCCAGCGCCGTAGCGAGCCACGGCATTCCTGTTCACGACGAACTCACCCGGGGTCAGCATCGCCGGAACGGTGTCGGACTTCGAGAGTCCACCGCGCCGGTAGAACTCGCCCTGGTTCTGCTCCATGTAGTCGATCAGCTCGCGCTCCAGGTCTTTGCCCCAGAGCAGCGGCTGGGCCATCGCCTGCCGCCACGTCTGCTTGATGCGCTCCAGGTTCTGGCGCTCGTTGCCGGTGAGCGTCTTGCGGTCGATGAAGCCCTCCAGCGCGCGCCGATCCTCCTGCGCCTGCTTGCCGTAGCTCTCCATCGTTTTCCAGCGCATGTCGAGGCTGACCGATGCGCCGTAGTTCCACTCCAGCCAGCGCGTGTACTCGTCCATGCCCTGCAGGCCGAGGTCGATCATCTTCAAGGCCTCGACCGCCTCGCGGTTGCGTTTCGGCGTGCTGGGCTTGCCGTCCGGATCGGTGCCGGTGGAGCCGGTGCTGCCCAACGAGGCGACGCGCCCGCCGACCGCGAAGTGGGTGACACCATTGGCCAGACGCGCCAGCGCGCCGCTGCCGTACTTGCGCACCGCCGCCTTGCGGATGACGAACGCGCCGGCGTCCAGCGTGCGCGGAACGGTGTCGTGGTGGCCTGAGCCGGGCACCGTGCCGCCGCTCATCCGGGGAAAGGCCGGTGCCACCGCGCCACCGTCGGCGAAGCGGCGCACGCCGCCACCGACCAGACCGCCGGTGGCGTTGACCTCGACCTTCTGCACGTAAATCGTGTGCGTGCTCGAGGTGTTGGCACCGTTCAGGCTCATGATCTCGGCGCGGGCCGCATCGGCATTGGTGCTGACCACGTGCCTGGATTCGGTCTGGATGCGATCCAGTGCCTTGATCATCCCCTCGACGTTGGTGATCGCCGCCTGCGCCTTCTCGGTCGCCACCTTCAGTTCAAGCTGCGAGTTCTGGTCGGCGTAGGACTTGAGCTTGGCCAGCGCGTCCTTCGCCTTGGACACATCGGCATCGACCGGCAGCGTCTTACCTTCTTTCAGCAGCTGCTCGTACTGCTGCAGCTTCTTCTCAGCCTCCTGCAGATCGGCCTGGATCTTGAGCAGCACCTCCTTCTCGGCGAGCGCCTTGTCCAGATCGGCGATGGCCTTGTCGAAGCGCGCGGTGTCGGCGTCGATGGTGACCTTCAGGCCGTCCTTCAGCTTGGCGGTGATCTGGTCGATCTCGACTGAAGTCTGCGCGAGCGTGCGGCTGATCTCCTCGCGCGCCGAGAGTGCCGACTGCGCCGCCGTCTGGTGCGCCTTGGCTTCGGCGTCCAGCGTCTTGTTCAGAATCTCCTCAGACTCGCGGATGCGCTGGATGGCTTGATTGACGCCGTCCTTGCCCTGCGCGATCTGCGCGTCGGCATCCTTGGCCTTCTGGGCCAGTTCGGCGCGTAGCTGATCGGCCTGATGCATCAAGGCCTCGGCCTGCGCGTATTCCTGCTTGCGATAGGCCTCGCGCGACTGGGCCTCCAGTTGGGTGACCTGCGACGCCGCCTGTTCGGACTGCTTGCGGGCGTCTTCGCCGCGCTTGGCCTCGCTGGTCTGGCTGCTCGCGACCTGCGCGGCCAGATCCATTGCCTTCTGCGCCAGTTGCCGAGCCTGCTCGAACTCGCCGTTGGCCAGCGCCTCGCGCGCCTTCTCCTGGTACTCGGCGATCTGGCGCTTGCGGTCTTCGGTCGCTTCGAACTCGGTCATGCCCTGACGCCGGATGTCGCGGATGCGCTCTTCCGTCGTCATCGAGAGCTGGCGCTTTTCTTCCTCGATGCGCTTGATCTCGGCCAGATGCCGATTGGCCTCGGCGTTGAGCGCGTCGATGTGCGGGCGGTACTCGGACAGCGCCTGCGCGAGCGTCTGGCGCTTGGTGGCCAGGATTTCGTTCTCGACACGGGTGACGTTGGCCGCGCGTTCGGCCTCGGTTTGTCCGTCACGGCGTGCAGCTTCGATCTTGGCCCGGGACTCGTCGTCGATCAGCTTCAGCGTGTCGGCCGTGGCTTGGCGTCGCAGCGTGGTCTGCTGCGTCAGCGCCTCGGTCAGCAGCTGCGTGGACTTCGTGATCAGCGCGGCTTCGGACTGCTTGGAGAGTTCGAGCGCGCTCTTCTCCTGCTCGTAGCGCGCCTTCACGGCCTCGACCTGCCGCTGCAGACTGGCCTCGACGATGGAGGTCAGGCCCTTGTAGGCCTCGGCCATCTTCGCGGTCGCGTCGTTGACGGTCTGATTGGCCTTGCCGACGGCCTGCTCCACCTCGCCGAGGCGGGACTTCAGTTTCTCCAGCGCCGCGTGAACCGCTTCGATTCCGCGTCCGACCGCTTCCTGCGTGCCTTGGCGCACGGCTTCGAGCCGCTTGGCGATCTCCTCGGCGGCGGTCGCGGCGGTGTTCATCGCGCCCTTGGCGGCATCGGCCCCCTTGGATGCGTCGGCGTACATCTCGGCGAAGATGCGGTTCATCTCGGCGAGGCGAGCCTGATGCCGCTTGACGGCCTCGGCGATGGTGTCGGAGGTGAAGATGGCGGCGAACACTTCCCAGTGGAAGCGAAGCTGCTCGATACCCTTCATCAGCACTTCGACCATGAAGATGCCCGCCTTGCGGACGATCTCGAATTTCTCCGACAGCCACGTCCCGATCTCCCAGCCGACCAGGAAGGCACCGAGCACAGCAAACGCCGTCTTGAGCACACCCACGCTGGCCACGGCCGCCGACACCGACAGATTCGCGGTCGCCCACGCGGCCGAGGTGGCGCTGGCCGCTGCGACGGCTGCCGCCCCGGCGGTTTGCCACGCGGTGATCAGCGCCGGGATCAGGCGGTAAATCAACACCGCCAGCCCCACCTCGGCGATGCGCTTCAACCACTGCATCACTGTGTCGAGGTTCTGCGCCAGCCACGTCAGGGCTTCGGCCAGCTTCTTGGTGAAGCCAGTCGATTCGTCGAGCTTGTTGATCCATTGCCCGAAGGCGTTCTTCAGGCGCTCGAACGACTGGCTGACGGTCTGCGGCAGTTGGGCGTACTCGCTGGCCAGCTTGTCCTTCTGCGAAAGCAGCGCATTGACCACCACGTCGGCGGTGAGCCGTCCTTCCTCGGCCAGCTTGCGCAGCCGCCCGATGGGCACGTTCAGGCCGTCCGCCAATGCCTGCGCCAGACGCGGACTGTTCTCGACGACGGAGTTGAATTCCTCGCCGCGCAGCACGCCGGAGGCGAGCGCCTGGCCGAACTGCAGCAAGGCGGAACGCGACTCCTCGGCGGACGCTCCGGACAGACGCAGCGCTTGCGAGATGCTCTCGGTGATCGTGAGCGCATCCTTCTGCTCGCCGCCCAGCATCCGCACCGCCTGCTGCAGCTTGCCGTACAGGGTGGTGGTCTCCTGGATCGGCACGCCGATGCGCTGGGCGATGTCGAACAGCTCCTTCTGGGCGACGGCGTACTCGCGTTGGCCAGCGGTCGCCAGCTTCAAGCGCGCGGACATCATGTTCCATGCGTCGGCGACCTGGACGATCTCCTCCACCTTGCCCGCCGCCCAGTTGATCGACAGGAAGGCCAGCAACTGCGTCTTGGCCGTCGCCACCTGATCGCCGAAGGCCGACATACCGGCTTTGACCTCGGCCATTCCGGCGGCCGCCTTCTCACCGGCGGTCTTGGCGCTGGCCGACAGCTCGCCGAGGCTGCGCTCGGCAGACGTGATGGCGCGCTTGAGCCCGTCGTCGGCCCCTTCGAGCGCGACGAGGACGGAAATTCGGTTCGCCATGACTCAGTCCACCGTCCGGATCTGCTTTTCGATGGCCGCCGCCAGACGCGGGATGCGGCCCGCGACCAGACGCTCGACGTCGAGGCGCTTCTTGAGCACGACCTTGGGCACGAGCACGGCAATCGGGATGTCCGCGCCGCGCTTAAGGCGCTTGAGCGCTGAAGCCTTGCGATAGCGGCGCTTGAAGCCCCCCAACGGCCGGTCGTGTTCCTTGATGTTCTCGGCCATCAGGACGATGTTCCCCTTTGCGTTCTTGATGAAATAGGCATTGCCGCCGCGCATCAGCTCGGCGATCTGGGCTTTGAAGCGTTTCCTGCCGACCCGCCCGTGCAGCGGGATCAGCATCCGACCGGCGATCAGGCCGCCGCGCTCGTGCATGCCTGACCACGGAATCCGCGAGCCCACGTAGAGCGCGGGAAGGCGGTTCGGGTCTTTGTCGAGCACCTTGGCGGTGAAGCCCTTCAGGAAGGCTTTCTTGACCACCGCCATCTGGCCAGCGACGTGGCCACGTACGTCCTGTTTGAGCTCGGACGCCTCGCTGGCAATCGCCCGCGACACCGCCTTCTTGACCTTGTCGCGGAACTCACCGCCCCAGCGGCGCAGTTGCGCTTGCGCTGCCGCGCTATCGATGCGGACGGAGATGCGCACGGTCGGAAGCCTTGTCGGTGAGTCGGTCGAGGGTCTGGTCGAGGTGGCGGGCGTCGCCGCGCGTGCCAATTGCGACGAGCGACAGCAGCCGCGCATCGCGGGCCGCGTCGGTGCGTGCTGTGGCGGCCACGAAGCCGCGCACCTGCGCCAGGGTGTAGTCGAGGATGTCGGGCAGGCGGTGCCCGTGTTCGATCAGGTGCTGGACGGTGTCGAACCAGCAGCCGTCACGGGCGGCAGCTTCGCCGCCGCGAACAGACCGTCGAGCTTCGGGATCACCGTCCGGGTAAAAAAATCGGCGTTCACCTCGATCACCTTGGCCGCCAGCAGGATCGCTTCGTCGGCGGCCAGATCATCGACCCACGCGCGGGGCTTGCCGACCGCGATGGCGATGGCCGACAGCAGATCGTCGCCACGTTCGCCAAACAGCGCCAGCCAGTCGATCTCACTGGCGGTGAGCTGCTGCATCACCGGCGAGATCGCGCGCAGGAAGGCGGGCATCTGCCCGACCTTCAGTGGCTTGATGGCCAGCGGTTCGCCGTCGATCACCAGTTCGATGCTTTGCGGAATCAGCGCTTCCAGGTCACTCATGGCGGCCCCCATCAGAGCTGCACGATGCGGCCGAACTGGCCGAGCACCGCGTCATAGGGCTTCGTGGTGTCGGCCAGCAGCGAGCCTTCCAGTTCGAACTTGTTGTACTCGTCCGAGATGAAGGAGATTTCCTTCAGCGGATCGAAGGCTACGCGGTAGAGCTCGACCAGCACCTTGGCGTTGCCCTGCGCGGTGTTGATGCCTTCCAGCCGCAGGTAACGCTCGGGCAGCGCCTGCGTGAAGATGCCGATCTCGGTGGCCACACCGTAGGCATAGCTGGCCTTGAACGGCGCTGTGAAGCCGGTGGTATCCAGAAACTGGAGGGCACCGAAGTCGGTGTCGGCGGTGTAGTTCGTGCCCAGGGCCAGGGTGGCAGGCGTGCCCGCCGAATCGACCACGACGAGGGACGACACCTTCGGGTGGGCCAAGAAGTAGCGGTCGCCCGGAGTCGGCGTCGCGCCGCCCACGGGTTCGGCGGTGACCGTGCCCGGCGTGCCGACGACGTGGTTGCCGTAGAGGGCCAGCGCGAGGTTTTCCTTGGTGAACTCCTCGATGGTGAGGTTCACGGTGGCCGACTTCTGTTTGACCATCCGGTGGTCGAGTGAACGCTGGCCGGTCTGGCTCTCGTAGTGCTCCAGCACGTCGGTCTTGAGGGAGAGCTTCAGCTCGGCAACATTGCCGGGCGAGCGCACTTCGATGGGCAGGCCGTCGATGTCGCGCTTGCCGAGGAAGACGCGCCCTTGGAAACTGGCGTAGGTGCTCATTGCTTGGGTTCCTTGCGTTGAATGGGAGGAAGGTCGGTTTCAGTCCGGGCAGGCTTGGGTTCCCGCGTGGCGATGTCGTGCGCCAGCAGCCATTCGGCGGTGTCGGCGTCGACCTCGATGCGGTCACCGGGCCCGTAGGACTTGCCCGCGTGGGTGTGCGGGCGGGTCAGAACCAGACGTGTCGGTTGTGGGGTCATGGGTGGTCATCCAGGGGTTGAGAGGTCATTGGCCAGCGTCCGGTACGTGATGCGGTAGCGCGCCGGGAGCGCCACGGCCACCGCGTCGGCGTCCTCCACCTCCCACTCGCATTCCTGTTCGCGGATGCCGAGCGCCAAGCCGCCGAGATTCCCGTCCGCCATCAAGGCGGCGTGGGCGGCGGTGAGCAGCCGGTCGGCTTCGGTTTCCGGGACGGCGGGCGGAACGGCGCGGGCCAGCGCCACGACGCGGACGGTGAGTTCGCGGGTGACGCGGTCGTTGGCGCGTTCGGTGATGGACTCCGACTCGGGGAACAGCGCCAGCGCCGGGCACTGCTCCCGGCTGATGGCCACCGTGGGCGAGCGGTGCAGCGTTGCCCCGAGAGATTCCGCGTGCGGACGGACAGCCGCCAGCGCCGCGAGCAGGATCTGTTCGCGAATCGAATTGCCAGCCATTGCGCTACACCCGGGTGAGATGGGCGCGCATCTCGGTGCCGTCGCCCACGGCCCGGATGTCACGCACCAGGAAGGTCACGCCATCGATCTCGACCGGCTCGCGCTGTGCGAGCCCAACGAAGATGGACGCGGGATAGGTCATCACGTACTCGGTGCTCAGCGTCAGGCCGTCGAGCACTGTGTCGTCCGGTGCGGCGAAGCCGACCGGGTGGCGCTGCGTCGGCGAGCCGTCCGAAGGACGCCACTGGCAGTCCTTCAGGAGCCCGGCGTTGGCGGCCGACGCGTAGATCTGCTCGACGATGCCCATCACGCCACCGTCAACTTCACCAGCACGCCGGGGCGGTGGCACATCGGCAGCGGGTTGGACTGCGTGTGCAGATCGGTACCACGGTCGAACTTGCGCGGCTCCTGCTTGGCGTACAGCGGCTGGCCGACCGTGTTGACGGTCTCGTTGAAGTCCGCCGGCGCGAAGTAGGTGCCAAAGGTATCGATGGTGCCCAGCGGGAAGGCATGGGCCTCACCAGCGGCGATGAAGCGGCGCGCGGTGCCGTTGGCGTCGGTAGCCTGACCCCGGTACTCCTCGAAGGTGATGCCGCCGTAGGTGAAGCCGCGCCGCACGTCGTTGATGAGGATGGCGCCGTTCTGCCAGTTCTCGAAGGCCTTCTCGACCTTGGCGTGGCCGGTGAGCGCGGCGAAGAACTCCGGCGAGCACAGACAATGGACGCCGTTCATGAACTCGCCCTTGAGGTTCTCCTCGATGGTCGCCAGCACGGTGCCGCACTTGGCCTTGACGTTGGTGCCCGCCGTGCCCAGCTCGAAAGCCACCGTCTGCTGTGCGATCTCGAAGGCGTCGAACAGGTCGTAGAGCACCGAGCCGTCCGCATCGAGGATCACGCCCTTGAGCGCGCCGACACGCAGGTGCTCCAGCGTGATCGCATGCTTGTTGCGCATTGTCTCCAAATGGCGTGCGACCACGCCCGCGACCGTCTCGGTTTCCGTTTCCGAACCGAAGGCGCGGATGCCTTGCACTTCCTCGGGCAGCACCACGTCGTCGTGCGGGATGTGCGGCACGACGAAGGAGCGCAGCTTGCGCTTGCCACGCACGCCGACCGTGCCGGGCGAACCCGGCGGCAGCGTGGGCAGCAGGTTGAGCACGCCGTTCATTTCCTCGACGACGATCTGGCGCTGACGCACCGGCTTGGGCGGCATCAGGTTCAGTTCTTCCAGGCGCCCGTAGCGGTTGGGCAGGATGTTGATGGCGGCGGTCAGCGCGGCCATCGAGAACGCGGGATTGCTGAAGGGGTTGTTCATGGTCAGGCTCCGTGACGGACGAGCACGCCCAGCGCCTTGAGCTGCGCAATGGCGGTGAGTTGTTCGGCAGTGGTGATGGCGTCGGGCCACGCGAGTGCGTGGTTGGCGACGATGGCGTGGCGCGCGACGACGAGGCCGTCATCACGGTCGATCAATGCCGCGTCGCAGGCTTGCAGCAGCACGCCTGCGGCGACCTGCGTGCCGTCCTCGGCGGACGGATCGAGCTGCTTGTACTTGCCGGTGGCGGTGACGATGCCGACGACAGTGCCCAGCGGCAGGTTCTGACCGGAAGCGACCGTGACGCGGTCGCGCGAGTAGAGGTTCGGCGCTTCGTACTTGAGCAGGTCGCCCAGATTCAGCGGTTCGGCGAGAACGGACATTTCAGATCTCCTTCTTGAAGGCGGTGGACTGCGCCGCGAGCTGCTTGGCCGCGTCGATCAGCGGATTGCTGACCGCAGGACGCGCGGCCTCGGGCGCGATGCGGCTGACGATTTCGGGGCTGGCCTCGGCCTGCGCCGCGAGCAGTCGGCCGCGTACCGTGGCAGGTGCAGTGTTGGTTTCGAGGAAGCCCGCGATCAGGTCGGCGCGACCGGCGAGCGTGCAGGTCTGCGCGATCTCGATGGCGTCGGCCACACTCAACGTGGTGGCGGCGGACCGTTGAGGAGGACTGCCAGCAGGATCAGCAAGAGGCCGATCAAGAGCAGCGGGGTCGGATCGTTCATTCATGGATGACTCCATCTGGTGGTTGCGAAGAAAGCCCGCTTGGCTGGCCGGAGCCACCTGAGTCGGGAGTGGGGAAATCGATTGCGTGAGCTGGGCGAGCGCGTCGTCGAAACCGCCGACGGCATCGGCCAGTCCGGTGGCGACGGCATTCGGGCCGAAGAACAGGCCGGCATCGGTGGCGCGCACGACGTCCGCGTCGAGGCCGCGATGGCGCGCGACGGTCTCGACGAACAGCTCGTAGACGCGATCCACCTCGGCCTTGAGCACCGCGTGCGCGGCGTCGGAGATCGGCTCGTGCGGGTTGAGGTCGTTCTTGCGTTCGCCCGCGAACACAGCGGTGTAGCGAACGCCGTCCTTCGCGTCCTTCGCCGACTGATCGACGTGCATGGCGATGACGCCAATAGAGCCGACGCCACCGGTGCGCGCGACGAACACGCGTGTGGCGGCGGACGCCAGCGCGTAGGCCGCCGAGAACGCCATGTCGTTGGCCACGGCCCAGACCGGCTTCGCCTGCGCCGCCGCCCGGATGCGGTCGGCCAGATCAAACACGCCACCTGATTCACCGCCGGGCGAATCGACGTCGAGCAGGATGGCCGCGACCTCGGGGCTGGCGAGCGCGGCGTCCAGTTGCGCGGCGATGCCGGTATAGCTGGCGAGGCCTGATTCGGCCTCGAGACCAGAGGTGCGGCGCACCAGCGTGCCGTGGATCGGGATGACGGCGACCTTGCCGCTGGCGGGCGTCGGCGCGCGCGTCGCAGGCGTGTAGCCCACGGGTGCGGCGAGATCGGCGAGGCCGATGCGCGCGCCGAGCACGGAGAGGATGACGTCGAGTTTCGGGCGATGGATCGCCAGCGGCACGCCAAACAGGCGCGCCGCCAGATGAGGCAGCACGGTCATGGGAATCCTTCTGGAAGAACGGTCAGGCGATGGAATCGCTGCCGGTGGCGTCGGGCGTGACGGCGTTGCGGTTGGGTTCCGCGCTGCCTCCGTCCTTTGACGTGTAGCGAGGGTCGGAATCGAAGATCAGGCCGAGGTCGTCGGCGCGCCGGTTGTCGGCGGCGATCTCGCGGTCGACGTCTTCGGCGTCGTAGCCGTTGGCGGAGATGGCTTCCGAGCGGCTCATCAGGCCCGCACGGATCGCCAGCAGCATGGCCTTGTATTCCTTCTCCGGATCGACCCACTGCCAGCCCTGCGGAATCCACTTCACGGCGAGGTACTGGCGACGGCGCGCCGGGCCACCACGCGCGAAGCCTGGTGCATCGAGCGCGCCCGAGAGCACGGCCTGCTTCATCCACGCGGCCCACACCGGACGACACATCTGATGCACCAGCACCGAGTGCTGCACCATCTCGCAGCGGCGGCGGAACTCCAGCAGCCCGGCCCGGATGGACGAGTAGTTCACGCCCGTCAGGTCGCCGGTCAGTTGCTCGTAGGTGATGCCGATGGCGGCGGCGACCGCGCGGAACTGCGTGCGCAGGAACTCGGAATACGAACTGCCCACGTCGGCCGGATCGGAGAACTTGATGTCCTCGCCCGGTTCCAGAATCTGCAGCGTGCCCGGTTCCAGTCCGGCGAGCGCGATGCCGTCGCCGTTGGCAGCGCCTTCGCCCATCAGGTTGTCCTCGGGGTTCTGGCGCGTGACGAAGCCCGCGAACATCGCTGCGGTCTTCTTGCGCACCAGCTCGGCGTCGTCGTACTGGTCGAGTTCGTTGAGCTTGACCAGCGCACGCGACAGCCACGGCTCGCCGCGAATCTGGCCGGGGCGCAGCACGCGGTACAGGTGGATGACTTCGCGCGCATCCACGCGCACGGTCTCCATGCCGCCCTGGCCCGACATCGGCGCGAGCCGACCGTCCTCCGGATGCGAGCGGTACAGGTGGTAGGCCACGCGCCGCCCCAGCGCATCGAACTCGATACCCGAGCGCACCACGTTGCCAGACGGCAGGTCTGTGTTGAGGTGGATCGGTAGGTGCTCGGACTCCAGCAGTTGAAGCTGCAATGGCACGGCCAAGCCGTCCTCGACACGGCGCGGACGCAGCCGGATCAGGCATTCGCCGCCTTCGAGCATCGAGCGGCAGGCCAAGGCTTGCAGGCCGTAGAAATCGGTCTGGCCCGCCGCGTCGGCTTCCTCCGTCCAGTCGCGCCACAGCGCCTGCACGTCGGCCTTGAACTGCTCGTCATCAGACAGGCTCTGCGGCTTGATGCCGGTGCCGACGGCGTTGGCGACGAAGGCGTCAAGCGCGGCCTGCGCCCACGCATTGCGACGCACGAGGTCGCGGCTCTTGATGCGCAGGTCGGTGTGGGTGGCCAGCATCGCGGCGACAGCGCCGGGATTGCTGGGCATCCACGCCAGCGAGCGTCGGCCCCGGCCTGCGGCTTCGTGGACTGGCGACTGGCCGAACAGGCGTCGCACGGTTTGGGCGAACCACGCCATGTCAGAACCCCTTGCCCGTGGTGACGCGGATCTGACGCGGCGCACCCGGCCACAGTCCGCTGGCGGCGGCCTGTTCCAGCAGACCGCGCTTGACCTCGCGGATGGCGTCTTTCAGTTCCTCGACCGAGCGGTACTCCACGGTCTTGTCGCCGAAGCTCACGCGCTTCTCGCCCTTGGCGAGCGCGGCTTCCAGCGCCTGGAGTTGGACTTCTGTGTAGGCCATCAGCGGTACACCACGAGGTTGATTTCGGAGGAGTCGTCGAACGACGCAGCGGTCGTCGCGCAGGAGATGTCGACGTACTGCGTGGTCTTCAGATCGGAGCTGGCACGCACGATGGCCACGCGCTGGGTGCCGCTGTTGGTGCTGCTGCGCGCGAGCGCCGTCCAGCAGTAGTTCGCATCCGGCATCGCCACGGCGAAACGCACCCGGTAGCGGCCCGCCGCCGTGCGCACCACGCTGGCAACGTTGTGGGCGCTGGCGATCACGACCTGACCGTTGACGTAGCCGAAGCTGACCCACACCCGGGCGAGGCCGGGATGCGTGGCGTCGATCTTGGTCTTGACCTCGAAGCCGATGCGCGCCGCCAGCGAGGCGATGCTGGATGCGAGACTCATCAGGCCAGCGCCCCGTCGAAGATGACGACGAAGTCGGTGTCGGTGTTGCCTACATCGGCAGCAGCAACCGCACCGATGTTGGTGCGGGCCTGCAGCTGCTCGGCCACCGTCAGGGTCTGCGCCGCGTCGAAGCGCACGCGCAGGTTGACTGCGGCCAGGAGCGCATCCAGACCGCTGGTGCCGTTCTGCAGCAACTGCTGGATTTCCACCAGGGTGTCGTAAGCGGCATCCGCCCCACCGAGGATGTCGGCCTTGAGCGCATCGAGCAGCGACACGATCTTGTTCGACGAGTAGGTGGTGGAAGTGGCGATCTGGTTGTCGTCGATGGCCGTCGCGGACAACACCGCCGCCTTCAACTCGTTGATCGCCGCAACCAGACTCGATTTGTCGGTGGTGGACAGGCTGGCCAGGTTGCCTGCGGTCGCGCGGACGTCGTTGAACTCTTGGGCGACCCGGATGACCAGGCTCTCGATGCGTGTGGCAAGACTCATGAAAACTCCTCGATGTGTCAGGACAGCCAGCGGCTCTTGATGACCCGCCGACGTGATGGGGTTGCAGAAACAGCGAGGCCACCGCGTTGGGTGGCCTCGTCTGGGTCGAAGGTTTGAATCGGGGGCGGCTCATCCGGTGGCCGCTCCATCCCAAGTTGGCGCTCCAATTCCCGCCAGTGGCGTTCCTCGAAGCGATCCAGTCCCGCCGCCGCTGCTGCGGCGCGGGCGTAGACGTAGCAGTCGAGCGCCTCGTTGCGCTCGCGCATCTTTTGCCACTCGCGCACAGGGAAACCGTTGCGGTCGCGGCGGGTGATCAGTTGCTCGGCACAGAGCTGCTGGATGAACTCGGCGTCGATCTTGGGCAAGTGGACGAACCCCGTCGGGTAGACCGTGGTCACGTCGTCCTCGCTGACATCCGCGCTCTTGCGCAGGTTGTTGTAGAACTCCAGCTTGGCGATGCCGACCGCCACCGTGAACACCTTGATGCCCCGGCGCAGCTTCTTGCCGCCCTGCGAGACATCGATGGCCGTTGGTGTGCCGATCAGCGCTGCGCCACGCGGCACGCCCTTGACCGCCATCACGCGGGGATCGCGGCAGGCCCGCACGAACGCGTAGGCCTCCTGCGTCGCAAAGCCCGTGTCCAGCGCGAATCGGGCCAACGGCATCGCCGCGCCCGACGCGTGCGTCCAGTTCTCGGCGATCAACTCGCCGAGGCGCTTCCACACCGCGTCGCGGGCGGTATCGCCCATCAGCACGCGATGTTCGACGAGCCACGCTTCCTTGCCGCGACCGAAGGCCCAGATGGATGCTTCGATGCGATCCTTCTGCACGTCCGCGCCGCCGACCAGCAGCAGGCCGCCCAGCGGCACGCTGCCGACGCGGTAATCCTCGCGGCGTTCGACCAGTCGTTGCCAATCGGGTGCTTCGCCTTCCTCGACCCAGGTATCACCCAGTTCGGTGTTCTTGAAGGTCTTGATCGCCGCCGCCGAGCCGGATTCCTTGCTGACGGCGGCTTCCCACGCGGCGGCGATGTCGCACCACGCGCGCCAGCCGACCGGGCTGTAGAGCGAGGAGAGGTGAAATCCCGTGGTCTTGCCCGTGCCTTCGGCCATCGCGCGCCACTCGCCGTGTTCGAGCATCCACGTCTTGTGGTGCTCGGCAATCGCGGTGTCGCAGGACTCACAGATGTAGGCCGCCGTCTCCGGCGCGCCCTTGTCCCAGCGCAACTGTTCGAAGCGCAGCCATTGCCGGTGCGAGCAATGCGGGCACGGCACGAAGTAGCGACGCTGGTCGCTGGCTTCGTACTCACGCTCGATGGCCGACGCGCCCGAGATCGTCGGCGTCGAGACGATGAAGATCTTGCGCCGCGCGAAGGTGCGCGTGCGCGCCTCCGCCAGCGAAATCGCGTCGCCTTCGCCCTCGACGTCCAGCGGGTAGCCGTCCACCTCGTCGAGGAACAGATACCGCACCGGCATCGAGCGCAGGCCCACGGCGCTGTTCGCGCCCGTCATCACCAGCACGCCGCCGCGAAACTCCTTCGCCAGAATCGTGTTGCCCGAATCACGCGAGCGCGCCGGAGCGATCAATTCGGCCAGCGCGGGTGATTCCTCGATCAGCGGGTCGATCCGCTGCTTGGAGTTACGCTTGGCCATCTCCACCGTCGGCCACACGGCCATCATCGGCCCCGGCGCGTGATGAATCACGTAGCCGATCCAGTTCGATCCCATTTCGGTCGCGCCGAGCTGGGCGGCCTTCATGAACACCACGCGCTCGACCGGCGAGGTCGGCGACAGGCAATCCATGATGGCCTTCAGGTATGGCGTGCGGCTGGTGCGCCAGCGGCCCGGCTCGGCGGACGCCTTGCTGGAAAGCATCCGGTGCCGATCCGACCATTCCGACACGGTGAGCAGCGGATCGGGCGTCAAGCCTTCGCGCCACGCACGTTCGATTTCGGCAGCACCTTCGTAGTCGACGTCCATCAGTTCCCGATCAGTCCACGCGCGGGCGCAGATCGCCCAATTCCTGCAAGTGCTCGCGCACGGCGGCTTCCAGCGCGACGTGCATCGTGTGCGGATCGACCGCCAGCCGCGCCGCCATCTGCGCCGAGATACGCGCGGGCCAGTTCAGCCACGCATCGCGCTCGGCGCGCGCCAGCTTGAAGACGTGGGCGATGGCCTGGTTGCGGTCGACCAGCTCGCCCTTGAGGCGGGCCAGCCGCACCTTGTTCGTCTGGGCCTTGACCACCTCGTTGACAGTGCGCGCTTGCAGCAGCGACGCACCGCCGGTGGGCAAGGCGGCCTGACCGTCGCCCACAGGCGTGACGGTGGCGGTTTCCGGCGGCACCGCAGCCTTGACGGCGCGAGCGCGCGTGCCGGTGCGTGGCGCTTCTGTGTTGCGCGCCCACTCGGCGTCGGCGCGCTGCGGGTCAAGGGTTCCGTCCGCTTCTGGCGTGATGCGCCCGGCGGCGATGGCCTTGCGCACCGCCGCGTCGGAAACGCCACGGTGACGCGCGTAGGCGCGAATCGAGATTCCCATCGGCACCTTCAATCATGTGTTCGTCCTTCGTCGAGAAGGAGCTTGGCTTCCATCGGGAACAGCGCGTTCATCACGTCACGCCATCAATCACGTCGAAAGGACAAACGATGAACAACCCAGCCCCCGACACCCTTGCAGTCAAGCTCGCCGAAGCCGCCATGACGGTCTTGGTGCGCGCCTGCCGCAACGAGGTGGCTACCGCCAGCAATGCCGACCTCGAAGCCGCATGCGCTTCGATGCGCGCACGAGCCAAGGCGGTAATCGATCAACTCCTGGATGACGCTCGGGACGCGCCCTGGATCGCGGAAACCGCGTTCCATGCCGCCGCCCTTGAACTGGCCGAAGCAGGCATCTCGTCGCTGCGCAGGCGTTGAAGCAGAAAGAGCTTGGCTTCACCGGCGAACAGCGCGTTCATCACGATCCCAATCAACCACTGCAAAGGAACTGACATGAGCATCCAACTGACCCCAGCCCAGCACGCCATCCTTGCCAAGGCCATCCACCACAGCGACGGGAAGATCGAGTGGTTCCCCGACAACGTCAAAGGCGGCGCGCGCAAGAAGGTGCTGGAAGGCATGTTCAACCGCGCCCTCATCACGTCCGACGGCGAGGGCTGGCGCATCGCCGCCGAGGGCTACGACGCACTGGGCATGCCGCGCCCCGGCGTCCAGCAGCCGACGCCAGAGCTCGACGCCGAACTGGAGCAGGACGTCGCCGCCGCCGAAGCTACTTGGAGGCAGGAGGCCAAGACCGCGCCGCGCACCCGCGAGAACAGCAAGCAGGCCGAGGTCATCCGGATGCTCAAGCGCACCGAGGGCGCGACCATAAGCCAGATTTGCGAAGCCACCGGCTGGCAGGCGCACACCGTGCGCGGCACCTTCGCCGGAGCCTTCAAGAAGAAGCTGGGCCTGACCATCACCTCGGACAAGGAACAGGGCGGCGAGCGCGTGTATCGGATTGCGTGATCAGCGCCGGGGTGCGGGCCCTGCCTGCACCCCCGAAAAATCCGTCGCCACCACCCTTGAAAACGCTTGGTTCCCAGGCGAACAGCGCGTTCATGCTGGTGTCGTGATTGACGACGCATCCCAAGGAGAACAGCCCATGAGCACCATGACCATCACCCTCGAACGCACCCCTCGCACTCTCCAAATCGGCGACAACGCCATCGAGGTCGAGGAGTTGAGCATCCGCCTGCCGTTCGCGCGCAAGCCTGCCGATCTTGGCGAAGTCGGCGGCCAGGGGCAGACCAAGATCTACATCACCGAGACCAAGGAACTGACCCCGGCCGAGTTCGACGCCTTTGCCAGCAGCCTGTTGGTATCGCGCGATTGGCTACGCGGCAAAGGCGGCGGTGCGGGCGACGGCTACCTCTGCGTGGAGGTCAAGGCGCCGGGTCGCCCCTATCTGTACGTCAACCCGGAGAGCGGCGATTACGCCCGCTACGTGGCCCGCCTCGGGTAATCGAAAAGATCGAGAAAGAAGCCGAGAACAGCTTGGCTTCTCAATCGAACAGCGCGTTACTACGGTTGTCGCAACGATCAACCGCAAGGAGCCCACGATGAACAACACCAACCAGATCCCCGCCACCCGAAACGACGCCTGGGGCTTTTGGGGCACGATGAACGAGAACGCCACCGCAGCCTGGCCGACGGCGATGACCGCGATCTCGGATGCCACGCACCAGCCCTTCGACTCAGTCCGGGCCTTCCTCGACAGCCGGCACGGACGCCACTTCGCGGACGATGTCCTGAACCAGATGCACGCCGGTCGTGCCCTGACGGACGCGATCCACGCCGCCACCGAGCAGTGGATGGGCTGGAAGATCGGACGCCAGACCAGCAAAGACTACGGCATCCCGCGCGGCCTGCCTTACCTGACGGGCTTCGTGATTCACTGCGAGATCGTCGAAGAAGAACTCGCCGCCTGAGGAGAGCGACATGGCCGCAGTCACCACCAACCTGACCATCGAAGCCAACTACGACGAGTTCGTCGCCGAATTGACCGCGCTCACCCGCAAGTACGGGGTGGCAATCCAGTCAGTCGGCGGCGTCATCCTTGCCGACCACGCCGACGAGTTCCGCAACGTCACTTACGTTGCCGATATCAGCAGCGGCGACCTCTACCCGAGTTTCCCCGAGTCCTGACAGATCGTCGAACGCCACCCCATCGGATTCGCGGGTGGCTTGTTGTCCGGTCCAGTCCTGCCAGCGGCGCACGATCACATCGACGTACTTCGGGTCGAGCTCGATCAGCCGCGCCAGCCGTCCCGATTTCTCGGCGGCGATCAGCGTCGTGCCGGAGCCGCCGAAGGGATCGAGCACCACGTTGCCGGGGCGGCTCGAATTTCGGATCGCGCGCTCGACCAGCTCCACCGGCTTCATCGTCGGGTGCAGGTCGTTCTTCTGTGGCTTCTTGATGCTCCACACGTCACCCTGATCGCGGTCGCCGCACCAGTGGCGTTGTGCGCCCTCCGGCCACCCATACAAAATCGGCTCGTACTGCCGCTGGTAGTCGGCGCGGCCCAGAGTGAAGGTGTTCTTGGCCCAGATGATGAACGTCGACCACTTGCCACCGGCAGCGCGAAAGGCGGCCTGCAACACATCCAGTTCGCTGGACGACATCGCCACGTAGATGCCACCCCGGCAATGCGCGATGGTCGGCGTCAGCGCCGCCAGCAGAAAGTCGTAGAAGCCATCGCCCAGGTTGTCGTTCAGGATCGTGCGATCCTTGCCGCGCATCTTGTCCTTGGCGCTGTTGGCGTAGTTCACGTTGTAGGGCGGATCGGTGAACACCATGTCCACCGGCTCGCCGTCGAGCAGGGTGCGGTAGCTGGCGGCCACGGTGGCGTCGCCGCACAGCAGTCGATGGCCGCCGAGCAGCCAGACGTCGCCCGGGCGCGAGACCGGCGTCTCGCTAACCTCGGGCACCGCATCATCATCGGTTTCGCCTTCGCCATCCGGTTCATCGCCCGCCAGCAATTCGGCCAGCGCATCGGCGTCGAAGCCGGTCAGATCGAGGTCGAAGCCTTCGTCCTGCAAGGCTTCCAGCTCGACGCGCAGCAGTTGGTCGTCCCACCCGGCGTTTTCGGCGATGCGGTTGTCCGCGATCACCAGCGCGCGGCGCTGTGTCGGCGTCAGATGATCGAGCACGACCACCGGCACCATTTCGAGGCCGAGTTTCTGCGCGGCAGCGAGCCGCCCATGACCGGCGACGATCACGCCGTCGCTGCCCGCGAGGATGGGGTTGGTGAAGCCGAACTCGGCGATGCTGGCGGCGATCTGCGCCACCTGCGCGTCGCTGTGTGTGCGCGCATTGAGTGCATAGGGCACGAGCTTGGCGGTCGGCCACTGCTCGATCTTGTCGGCGAGCCACGAGCTGGTCATGCCGCAACCTCCTCGATGCGCTCGCCCTCGATCTCGTCGAAGGTCTGACCCGTAGCCAGCAGCGTGACGGCGACTTCGGGATGGTTCTGCCGGAAGCGCCGGATGGCGACATCGACGTACTCCGGCGCGATCTCGACCGAGCGGCAGACGCGCCCGGTGCGCTGCGCGGCCAGCATCGTGCTGCCGCTGCCGCAGAACGGCTCGAACACCAGATCGCCCGTGGCGCTGAACGCCTCGATGACGAACTGCGGCAGTGCGACCGGGAACACGGCGGGATGGTCGATGCCGTCGCCGATCTTGCCCTTGTGGCGCATCACGCGGATCACCGAATCGGGAATGCGCATGTCCTGCGTCGGCTGGCCCGCGTGCGTCCAGCCGTTGACTTCGCCATCCTTGCCGCGCATCGCGGTGGATGAGCCATCGGCGCGCAGGTGCGTTTCCTGCCCGGCGAACTTGCAGGGCACGATCTTGTTGGGCTTGCGGCTGGCGCGATTGAAATGAAATACGAACTCGAAGCTGGGCGCGAAGCGGCCCTGCCAGTCGCCGGGCATTCCTGGCCCCTGATCCCAGACGTACCACCCGAAGCGCCGCCAACCCTTCGTTCGCATCCAACCGAGCCACGCTTCCCAATACGGGACGAACTCGTTGTCGCGGTGGATCAGGCCGAGGTTGACCAGCACCTGGCCGTCGTCGGCCATCGGCAATTGCGCGAATACGCCGCGCATCAGCACATCCCAATCGGCGATGCCGCCGGTGGTGTAGTCGCGCTGGTTGCCGTAGGGTGGCGAGGTAAAGCACAGCGCCGCTTGCTCGCCCGCCATCAGCGTGGCGACCACGTCGGCATCGGCGGCGTCGCCACAGATCAGGCGATGCGCGCCGATGGCCCAGACGTCGCCCACGCGGGACACCGGCGTGGCCGGAGCTTCCGGCACGTCGTCGGCGTCGTCCGATGGTTCGTCGTCCTGCTCGTCGCTCTCTGATTCATCGGTGCCGGCCAACAGATCTCGCAGCTCGGCGTCCTCGAAGCCGGTGAGCGCAAGCTCGTACCCGGCCTCGGACAGCTCGGCCAGTTCCAGCGCCAGCATTTCCTCGTCCCAGCCCGCATCCAGCGCCAGCCGGTTGTCGGCGATGACGTAGGCGCGCTTTTGCGCCGTGCTCAGGTGTGCCAGTTCGATCACCGGCACTTCGGCCAAGCCGAGCTTGCGCGCGGCGGCCAGGCGACCGTGGCCCGCGATGATGCCGTTGCCGCCATCGACCAGGATCGGGTTCGTCCAGCCGTACTCGACGACGCTGGCCGCGATCTTGGCGATCTGCGCCTCGGTGTGTGTGCGCGGATTGCGGGCGTAGGGAATCAGCGTCTCGACCTTGCGGTACTCGACGTTCAAAGGGTTCAAGGGCGTGGGTTCCAGAAAACAAGCGCAGCGCCGTTTCGGCGCAGCCAAAAACGAAACCCGCCGACGGACGATGCCGTGGGCGGGTTGGAGTGTGAAGTGCGAACTGGACGGGGTGCGAACCTGCGAACCGTGCGAACCTCGGTTCGCACTCTGACGCTAGAAAAGCGCCGCGCTCGCGCCCCCCGCATTGCGATTTGGGAAGGAAGGACCCCTTTTGCCTCGGGCCGCTCGCCGCGCCGTCACCGCTGTCCAGAAGATAGCTGAAATACTACCCCCGGATCGGCGAATCTGTTGCAGGGTCAAAAACCGCTCACTGCCGCCGATGCCCGCGCATTGCCGACCACCCGCGCCAAATCACGCCAAATCACTACGCCGTGACGACGCCATTGAGTTGGTCGGTGACCGTCTGCAAGGCGCGCTGCCAGCGCCGCCATGCCGTCGTGCGGTCGCAGGCGAAGCGGATGGTGATGTCGCGCCAGCCGTAGCGCTTGGCCCGCATCCACACGAGGTGGCGCTGCTCGACCTCCAGCCACTGCACCCACTTCATCGTCTCCAGCATCCGCTCGATGGCGTCCGGGCTGGGCGGGAACGGTCGATAGACCGTCTCGTCGGCCGCGAAGGCTTCCCACTCCTTGCGCACGATGATCGGCCAGGTGTTGAAGTAGCCCTGCACGCGCACGGGCGGCAGGCGTCGTCCGGTGCTGGCCGCCTCCTCGAAGCGCGCGGCCACGTCTTCGATTGTCCAAGCAGCGCGACGGTCAGCCATGGCGTGCGCCTCCCTGTCCGTAGAGACGTTCGCCGATGCGCCGGACGAACTCGCGCTCGATGAAGTCCAAGCGTTCGTCGGCGGCGTTGACGACGAGGATGTGCTGGTCGCGCCAGCCACGTTGCTTCATCGCTTCGAGGTCGGTGGTCTCGGGCTGGAGGCGGCCCAAGGGGCAGCGATAGGGGGGCGTCGGAATCTTCATCTCACGCCTCCTGTTCGAGATCGTGCTGTGCGATGGCCCAATGCAGCAGCGCCAGCGCGTCGGCTTCGTTGTCGTCGCTGGGCGTGTGGCCGCGTGCGCGGACGGATGCAATCACCTCGTCCTTGCCCGCGTTGCCCTTGCCGGTGGCGTGCTTCTTGATCGTGCCGACCGGTACGCCCTGGTAGGGAGTCTGGTGGTGCTCGCACCACGCGGTGAGGGTGGCGAGGAACCCGCCGTAGGCGTGCGCCGCGTCGGTCGAGACGTGGCGGCGCACCTCCTCGAAGTGCAGCGCGTCGATGCCGTCGGCCACGGTCTTCAGTTCCGTGAGCCAACGCTTGAAGCGCAGGAAGCGCATGCCGCCGCCTTCGAAGCGTTGCGGACGGAAGCTCTCACTGCCGCTGGTGACGTTGCCGTCGCTGCCGCGCAGCGCCCAGCCGGTGGTGGTGCCCAAGTCGAGGGCGAGGATGGTCGTGGTCATGGTTGCAGTCCTTGTTTCGGTTCGGACTGACGGATCGGACGGATCACATCGAAACTCCCCATGAGGTGCGCGCACGCACACGCGCGCGTAGGAGTTACGACGTAGTCCGTCAAATCCGTCAGTCGGGTGTGTCGGCATGGCGGTCAGTTGTCGGCGTAGGGGGTGTAAGCGGCTGTGGGCGGATGCTTGAGGCCGACACCACGGAAGCCGCGCAGGCCCGCCGTGTTGCGCCACTTCTCGACGCCACGGGTGATGAGCAGATCGGAGAACCGCTTCTGCGAGCCGATGAACTCGCCAGCGGAATCGGCCCACTGCTTCCAGTCGTTGAACAGTTCGGCGGTCAGCGACTTCGCGTTGGCTTCGCGCACGCAGCGTTCGTCGAGCCAGCGGCCCAGCGCGTCCTCGGCCTCGAAATATTCCTCGGTCGCTTCGAGCACCTGCTGCGGCGGATCGAGCCGTCCGAGGCGCTGCCAGTCCAGACAGCCCTGAACCGCCCACGCCAGGATGCCGTCGCGCTCGGCCAAGAGCTTCTGCTGGAGATGCTTGTCGCGGCGCTCGGGCGGCACGGTGATCGTGAACGGGATCAGGTGCAGCCGCCGCTTCATCGCTTCGTCGATGTTGCGAATGGCGGGCTTGTGGTTGCCTGCCACGACCAGCTTGAACTGCGGGAAGAACTCGAAGAAGTCCTGCCGCATGAAGCGCGCGGAGATCTTGTCGCCGCCGGTGAGGTTCTTGACCTTCGATTCCGCCCAGCGCCGCCCTTGCTCGGTTTCGATGGCAGACACGAAGCGCGCGCCTCGCAGGCCCGCCATGTCGGTCGGATGCCGGTCGGTGCGCGTCTCCATGAAGGTGTCCATCGGCGCGTTGGTCGCGTAGTCGCCGAGGATCGTGGCCAACGTGTTGACGAACACCGACTTGCCGTTCGCGCCCGTGCCGTACAGGAAGAACAGCGCGTGCTCCTGCGTCGAGCCGGTGAGCGCGTAGCCCGCCATCCGTTGCAGGTAGGCTTGCAGCTCGGCATCGCCGCCGGTGATCTCCACCAGGAACTGCCGCCAGATTGGGCAGTCGCCACCCGGCGTGGCCGTGGTGATCTTGGTCATCCGGTCGGCGCGGTCGTGCGGACGCTGCCTGCCGGTCTTGAGATCAACCACGCCGCCGGGCGTGTTGAGCATCCACGGATCGGCATCCCATTCGGCGGTAGTTGCCGCGTGTCTGCGATCAGCGCGCGCCAGCCGCTCCACGCCGCCCACCGTGCCCGAGCTCGCCAGCTTGGCGGCGATCTTCGGGTTGTCGGCGTGGACGGCGGCATGACGGCAGACGCTGCGGATCAGGTCGGTGGCCGCCAGCGTGTCCTCGGTGCGCCAGCGGTGCCCGTCCCAAACCAGCCAGCGGCCCCACGCGGCGACGTAGCGCCAGTCGCGGTGGTAGCGCCGCGTGAAAGCCAACGCCAGCGCATCCTCCGTGCCCCACACCGATTCGTCGCTGCTGACCACCGGCTCGGCGTCGGCGACGTCGTGCATCTGGAGACGCGGGCCGTGGGTGAGGAAGGCCGCGACGTCGAAGCCCTCGGCCACGGCGTCCGCCGCGTCCCATCCATCCGCCGCTTCTTCAGGCGGGTACAGGATGTGGCAGGTTTTCGCGCCCGCCGAGAGGATGGCCTGCGCCGCCTGCGTCGCGTATTCCCAGCCTGGTTTGTCGCGGTCGGGCCAGATCAGAACGGCCTTGCCCGCCAGCGGCGACCAGTCGGTCTTCTCGACCGGCGCGTTGGCCCCGTGCATCGCCGTGGTCGCGACGATGCCTGCGTCGATCAGCGCCTGCGCGCATTTCTCGCCCTCGACCAGCACCACCAGCGATGCGCTGGTCATTCCCGGCTGGTTGTAGAGCGGGCGCGGATCGGGCGGCGCCATCTTGCGGCGGCGCGCGTCCCACGGGCGGAACTCCTTCTTGCGGCCGGGCGGGTCGTAGCGGTAGACGACTGCGATCAGCTTGCCGGAAGCGTCGAGGTAGTCCCACTTCGCGGTGGCCGGGCCGAGGTCGTCGACGGGCGCTTCCTTCTTGCTCTTGCGCGTTGGTGCCGCCGGAGCGCGTCCGAGCAGTTCGGTCGCCGCGTCGAGCACGCGCGGGAAATCGGCGTGGGCATCGATGCCGAGGTGCGCGGCGATCAGCGTGAAGATGTCGCCGCCGTCGCCCGTGGCGCGATCCGTCCACAAGCCTGCCTTGTCGCCGTCGAGCACGATCTCCAGGCTGTCGCCCGGGCTGCCGAGCACGTCGCCGGTGAGGAACTTGCCGCCGCGCATTCTGCCTGCGGGGAACAGCGCGGCCAGCACTGAATCCAGCCGCACGAGCAGTTCCGCGCGGATCGCTTCGCGCTCGGTGTCGAGGTCACGAGGAGCAGGGGTTTGCGTGTCGTTGAAATCAAGCATCCGCAGCCTCCTCGCCGGAGGACTGCTGCGCGACGATCCAGGCTTCCAGTTCGTTGGGCTTGAAGCGAACGAGCTTGCCGACGCGGTAGTGAGGAATGCGGCGCTGCTGACGCTCCTTGGCTTGCGAGAGCCAGTACATCGGCAGGTTGAACATCAGTGCGGCTTGGCGGGTGTCGATCAGTTGCTCGCCAAGCACTTGATTCAAGGGTGTGTTGTTCATGTCGGCGTCCTCCAGCAGCGGTCTTGCCACGCGCACATGCGGCACTCGAAATGGGTGGGATCGTTGAAGCTTCGCGGTAGCAGATCACCGGCTTCGGTCGCGGAAATGACCTTGACCGCGCGGTCGGTCATGCGCTGCGCGAGCGCGGCGTCGAAGGGCACCAGCTCGACGTAGATCTCCATCGAGTCGGCATTGATCGCCGTGAAGAGCGCCGGGTGCTCGTGCAGTTGCAGATGCGCCTGATACAGCGCCACCTGCGCTGCGTACACCGGCTTGGCCACCGCGAGTCCTTTCGTCTCCAACTCGCGCCACGACTTCCCGCCGAGGCACTTGTTCTCCCACAGCGCGGGATAGCGGAAGCCTTCCGGCCCGCCGACGATCACGCCATCGACGTGACCGCGCAGCCGACCCTGCGCGTCGGAAAAACCGAACTGCCCGCCGTCGGGCTTGCGCGTGCGCAGGTCGAAACCCGCGTCGCGCAGCCACGCCACCATGCAGTCCTCCATCACGTGGCCGCGCTCGAAGATGCGCAGCATCCGGCCTTCGGTGTCGCGCCCGTGATCGACCGGAGCCTTGGCGTACTCGAACTGCAAGGCGCGCTCGCAGGCCGCGCCCAGGCGCGACGCGCCGAGGTAGTCGCGCGCGGGCTGTTGCGCGCGGATGCGTTGCATGCCGAGATCGACCAGCGCCGTGATCTGGCCGGACAGGCTGGAGGAGGAGTTGAAGTCCATCATGGCTTCGCCTCCCAGAACTTGTCGTCCTCCAGATCGGCGAAGGGATTGGCCATCGGGTCGGGCGTCGGAGCCATGCCGCGCATGGGCGGAAACTTGGTCGCCTCGTGGTGCTCGACCATCGCCTCCGTGTAGCAGGTGACGATGGCGTCGATGACGGAGAGCGCCTCGGCCTCCGCGTAGTCACCCAGGGGCTTGCCGAAGCCGATCTCGCCCGCCGCCTCGCCGAAGGCCTTGAGGCACTTTCGCATCGCGGCCAGTTCGACATCAGAGGGATCGATCATGGCGACCTCCCCGATGCCGACGCAGCCTTCCTTCGCGCGTGTCCAGTTGCCGTAGAGCATGTGAAAGGCGTCCTGGCAGCGGCGCGAGCAGAACACCCAGTCGATCACGTAGCGGCGCGGATCGGCGGTCTTGAACCGGCCATCGGTGTGGCCGTAGCCGCGCGCCTGTCGTTTGCAGACCCAGCATTTCATCGGCCTCCCTCACTGCGCCCATGCGGGCTTGCCGGTCACCGGCGCGCGCTGCGGCGCAGGCGTGGCGGCGGCGGCGTAGGGCGGCGTGGCTTGCGCCGGAGCGCCCGAGGTGCCGCCGCCGGTCTTGGCCTTGGGCGGCACGCCCATGAGCTTGGCGTACTCGGGGTGGTCGGGTTCGACCGCGAGCTTGACGACGTTGCGATCCAGACCCTTGGCGTCCTTCTCGACGTCCACGCGGGCGAGGAACTCGATGCCGTCCAGTTCGTGGAAGCCCTGGATGCGGCGCGCGGCGGCGGCTTGCGGGCTGTTGTCCTGCGGATGGACGTTGCGCGCGCTGTTGAGCACGGCGCGGATGAAGCTGCGCCCCATCTGGCCCCAGGTCGGGCCCTTCTTCGAGTGCAGGCCGATGTTCGACCACATCTTGCGTTTGGCATGCTCACCGCCGGTGACGACGAACTCGGCGGCGAGATATATCGCGCCGGTCTCGAAGGATTCGGTGGCGTAGCCGCCGCCCCAGCCTTGTGCCGGATCGTCGTGACCACCGGGCTTGATGGTCATGCGCACCGGCACCAGCGTGCCCTTGGGGATGAGGTCGAAGCCCTGTTGCTGTTCGGCGTCGTTGAAGTCGTTCCAGTTGCTGGTCATGGCGATTACTCCTGAGATTCGTGGGGTGCGGGAATGGCGGAATGGGCTGCGGAGCTGGCGGGCATGGCTGCGCCCGCGCACTTGGCGATCAGCGCGTTCAAGTTCGGCGGTTCGAGCAGGTCGAGACGACCGCTGCGGTCTTTGGCCGGGTAGCCGAATGGATTGACGGTGTGGGTGACGAAGGCGCGGTAGGCGCTGCCGTCCTCGGCCTTGACCTCGGCCAGCGTCACGACCTCGTCGACGATGCCGGGCAGTTCGAGGCTGGTCTTGCTGCCCTCGATCTGCGGCACGAACACCTTACGGTTGTAGTCGTCGAGCCGTTCGTCGAGGATGGCGACGAACACCACGTTCTTGCCGCGCGCGTGTTGCAGGTGGGTCAAGGCGCTGACCATTTCCTGACCGAGCAGGCCGTAGGCACCGCGCATGTCCGGCTTGCCGGTGCGGTCGCTGGTGGCACCCGGTTGCGTCTTGCACCACGCGAAGCACTGGCGCGAGAGCTGCGTGATCGAGTCGAGGAAGAAGGTGTGGTAGCGGTCGAGCTGCGCCGGATCGCCGAACTTCTCTATGACGTGATCGTAGTGCGCCTGCGAGAACGCGGCCTCCGGCGGCAGGGACTTGTCCGGCCCGGCGAGGAACACGAAGAAGTCCCGCGACTCCGGCCACGACGCCGGACGGATGGTGTCGCCGGGCCAGTCGGCCACGGCCAGGTCACCCGCCTCGATGTCGAGGAACAGCGTGGTCGCCGGGTCGAGGTCTTTGAGCCGGGTGGTCTTGCCGATGCCGGACTTGCCGAGCATCAGCAGCTTGACGCCCTTGCGCTCGGCCATCCGCTGCTGCGCGGAGATGATCGGGAGGGACATCACGCCGCCTCCTTCAACTGCTCGGCGACGGCGGGATTCCAGAGGATCTGGTAGCCGCTGTGGCCGTTGCGCGAGTACGGCATGGCCTCGGCCCACGCTTCACCGGCTTCGGTCAGTTCCCATTCGTCGCGGTCGTTGCGGAACTGGAAGCCGTGTGATGCCAGCAACTGGTTCGTGGCCTTGGCCGAGCGGTTGAGCAGCTTGCCGAGCTGGGTGGCGTTGAGCGAGCAGATCGGCTCGTTGGCAGCGGGCAACGCGCGGCGCAGGGTTTCGACGGCGAGGCCCGTGTTCTGGTGGATGCAGGTCAGCGTCGCCGCCATCGCAATGCCGGTCTTGACGCCCGGCACCTTGGCGACCGCCTCGCCGATCAGCAGGATCGCGCTCACGCGGTCGTGGGTCGGCGCGGGCAAGGAAGCCAGCGTGCCGGGGACGGAGTACGCGCCGGTCTTGCGGATCGCGGGCAGCACCTCACTGGTCACCCAACGCTTGAAGCGTTTCGCGGCGTCCTTCGTGCTGCCGAGGATCAGGGCGTAGAGGCCCGATTCGTTGACGTGGTTGGCGCGCTGCGTGCGCCCGAGGTTGTCGATGACCTCCAATTTCTGGAGGTCATCGGCATCGACGTGCGACTTGATCGCCTGAGACGGATTGCCCATCTCCAGCGCATCGCAGACGTCGGTGGCGTTGAACCACGGCAGGCCCGCGTTGTCGACCTGCACGCGCACGGCGTGCGCCTCGAACTGGAAGGGAATGATCGCGCTCATGATCAGCCCTCCCACGCGACGTCGACGATGCGGTCGGCCCCGCGCGCGGCGCGCTTGCGCGCCTCGGTGTGGAGTTCCTCCAGTGCGGTGCGGCGGCGGCCGAGCGCCAGGGCTTCGGCGTTGGCGGTCTGGATGGCGAAGGCCAGTTCGTCCACCGTGGACGCGTCGAGCGCGACGACCACGTCATGGCCGTCGGCATCGCGATAGCGGATGTCGTCGGGAAGGTGTTCGCCGTAGATGGACGGCAGCTGCTTGCGCAGCGAAGCGATGAGGCTGGTGCTCATGATCAGTGCTCCGAATCGAGGGAAAGGGTGAAAGAGGGCTTGCCCGGCTCGACCGTGCGAGCGGCGGCGAACTCCTGCTGGAGCGTCGGCGGCCAGTTGGTGAAGCGCGATTCGGAAACCGCGAGCTTCACGTCGATGAAGTGCTCGACCTTGTCGCCGGCGGCGACGATGTGGGCGGCGATGTCGCCGAGCTTCTTCTGATCCCAACTGACCTTCTTGGGCAGCTCGAACTTGATGTGCAGCGGGCCATCGCTGATGTGCGCGGTGCCGAAGTCGCGGCCGGACTCGCGCAGCGCCGCGCGGGCCTGCTCGCCGTAGGCGGCATCGAGCGCGGCGTCGAACTTGGCGCGGGCCTTCTTCAACCAGTCGATGGCCTCGCCGAGGTTCTTGTCGATCTCGGCCTTCTGAGCGGCGGGCAACGCGGCCAGCTGGCCGACGGACATCGCGGCGATGTCGGCAGGAAAGAGGGTGATGTCGTTCATGGCATCGCTCCTCAGACCGCCGCGCGCTCGGACGTCGAGTCGTGCAGCGCTTGGCGCTCGAACTCGATGACCGCGTCCACGGGATAGCCGACGCGCTTGGACAGCTTCAGGTAGCGCGGGCCGCGACCTTCGCTGCGCCAGCGCTGCAGGGTCTTGGGGCTGACGCCCCACCGCTGGGCCAGTTCGTTTTCGTTGAGCACCCGGCGGTCGCCGGGCGAGAGGCTGTTGATCGCCTGATGCGGCGACCGGGGGATGGTGCTGGCTGGTGTCTGCATGGAATGCTCCTGTGACGTTGTTGAGGAACAGGTGTCATTCCAAACTTCGGGTGGCGAACCTTTAAGGGTCGCAATGGCGAACCACGCGGGAACTTCGGGTTCGCCAATCCGCCGGCGCGCAAACGCAGACGGCGAGCACATGGCTCGCCGTGATCGGGAAAACGGGGGGTAGATTCAGGCGTCGGGAAAGCCGAGCAGCCGACGCTGCTCGGCCCAGTCGCGGGGCAGCAGGTCCTGGCGGCCACGCAGCGTGTGCAGATTCAGATGCCGGGGCTGGCGGCCCTCGAAGATCGCCTCGACGATGTCCGGTGCCAGCATGGTCATGCGCAGCACCTCGGCCGCCCAGCCTGGCTCCAGTTTCAGCGCGCGCGCCAGGTCGGTGGTCGTCGGATAGACACCTTCGTCGATCAGCCGCTTCCAGTAGAACGCCTTGCCGAGCGTCTTGATCATCGGCACGTCGAAGCCGCCCGCCGCGGTGGTGGCGTCGGGCGCAGGCGGGATCAGCAGCTTGCGGTTCTGGCGGCGCTTGATCGTCAGCGGCACCAGCGTGACGCGCTGACCACCGCTGACGTAGCTGCGGGCGTCGGCTCCGACCTCGATGCGGACAGTGCGCTTGCGCGGATTGGTCTCGGTGCTCATGCCAGTGCTTCCTCGGCCTGTTCGCTGGATTCCTCGACCAGCGGATGCGCGCCGATGTCGGCACCGAATCCGATCCAGCCGTCCTCGCGCCAGACGATGTCCAGCCCGTGCCCGTGCAGTTGCACCCGTTCGATCAGCAGCCGCGTGATGCGCTGCTGCTCGGCGGGGAACAACTGCGCCCACACGTCGCCGATGCGCTGCATCGCCACCACCACCTGCGCTTCGTCGAGCGTGCTACCTGCGGGATGCTGCTGGCAGGCGCGCCAGACCGCGATCAGCATCTGCGGAGCCGACAGTGCCGCGTGGATTTGCGCCAGCACCGCGTTCTCAATTTCGGCGGCGGGCAGATGACCCACGTCCGACGCACCGGGCGACAGACTCGCGCCCGCATTGCGCCGCTTGTGCAGGTAGGGAACGTAGTAGCGGTACTGCCGCCCGTTCTTCTTTTTGACGAAGGAGTGCAGCATGCGCTGCCCGTCGGGCGCGAACAGCAGGCCCGCCAGCAGCGCCGGATGCTTGGCGGCGTGCTCGCGCGGCGCTTGCTTGCGCCGTTCGATGAAGGCATGCGCCGCGTCCCACAAACCCTGCGGCACGGTCGCTTCGTGCTGGGCGGGATACCAGGTGCCGTGGTTGCGGATCTCCCCCAGGTAGATGCGGTTGCGCAGCATCGAGAAGAGGTACTGCTGGTCGATGGTGCGGCCCGAGCGTTCGCTCCCGGTCTGCGTCACCCAAGCCTTGGTGGTATGGCCTTCGATGTCCAGTTCGCGCACCAGCCGCGCCGCCGAGCCATGCTCGGCGTAGCGCCGGAAGATGTCGCGCACCAGCGCCGCCTCCCGTTCGTTGACGACGAGCTTGCGCTCGACCACGTCGTAGCCCAAGGGCGGGATGCCACCCATCCACATGCCCTTGGCCTTGCTGGCGGCGATCTTGTCGCGGATGCGCTCGCCGGTCACTTCGCGCTCGAACTGCGCGAAGGACAGCAGGATGTTGAGCGTCAGCCGCCCCATCGAGGTCGTGGTGTTGAACTGCTGGGTGACGGAGACGAAGGACACGCCGTTGCGGTCGAACACCTCGACCAGCTTGGCGAAGTCCGGCAGGCTGCGCGTGAGGCGGTCGATCTTGTAGACGACCACGGTGTCGATCTTGCCGGCCTCGATGTCGACCATCAGGCGGCGCAAGGCGGGACGATCCATGTTGCCGCCGGAGTAGCCGCCGTCGTCGTAGCCATCGCCGACGGCGATCCAGCCTTCGTGTCGCTGACTGGCGATGAAGGCGAGGCCTGCGTCGCGCTGCGCTTCGAGACTGTTGTATTCCTGATCCAGTCCTTCGTCGGTGGATTTGCGGGTGTAGACGGCACAACGCTTCTTCGGCGTGACCGGCGGCAGCGGATTGGCGCGCGGCGAACTCATGCCGTCACCTTCTTCGACGCGGGCGATTTGAGGCCGAAGAACACCGGGCCAGACCAATGGCTGCCGGTGATGTGGCCCGCAATCGCAGACAGGCTCTTGAAGCGTTGCCCTTGGTACTCGAAGTCGTTCGAGCCGCGCACCAACACGCGATGCTCAACGTCGTCGTAAATGCGCGTGAGGATGGTGCCGGGCAGCAGGCGCTGGCTGTCGCCGCGCAGTTGCTTGGGCAGGATGCCGGTTTCGCCGACCTCCTCGAGCTTCTTGCGCAGCGAGGGTTTCAAGCCGCCGAAGGCGCGCTCCTGAATCCGGTAGGCCAGTCGGCTCTCCAGCCAGCCGCGATGATGGTGGCCGGGCCGCTCGTCGAAATGCTCGTCCCACAGCTTCCAGAGATCATCCATCGAGAGATGGGGAAGACCGGCAACCTGGGCGGCGACCGAGGTGGTGGATGGTGCGTGTGCCTTCATGGGCGAACTCCGTGGTGGTGATCGGGGTTCGCATTCACGCGCTGTTGGCCGGCGAAGCCAAGGCGAACGCACTCGCTGTTTTCGGTGGTGTCGCGCGAAGGACGCGACCGCAGGCGCAACAGTGCAGCGGCCAGCAGGTCGGCGATTTCCTGCTGCGCGTGCCGGGGACGGTCAGACGGTGGGGAAATGGAGATGGGTTCGAGTTCTGTCATGGCAGGCGTTCCGATGGAAAACGCTGCTCATGCTAGAAACCGAGGGCACTTCGCGTAACGCGTTTTAGCGGAATGCCGAGGGGGATGCGCGATTTCCGCCAGAAGCCGCAGTTGCTCATGTCAGTTTGTCGATCTTGCCGGGATTGCTACTTCGACCTCAGCGCAGATCGCCTTTGCTCGATCTTGATCGATCAATCTCGGATTCCACATCAAGTACTGCTCTAGCTGATAGTCCAGCACACCAGACCCACGGGAACGGAACAGAAACAGAACGCCGCTCAAAGTTCTGCGCATATGCTCAAACGTCTTGGCAACAGCCTGAATTCGTTCGGGGTATTCGGCCAATGGTTCTTGGAACAGACCAAAAATGCCGCGCCGATGTTCGTCCCTTACGGCAGGGTCGCCATGCGTTGCCAACAGGCAATCATCCAGGTCAATAGCACCCAGAATCAGTTCGGACACATCGATGACGACGAGGTTGACAATGTCAGGTGCGACACGGAGGAATTTGGTCGGTGTTCCGTCTCGCTTCTGCACTTTACTCAGAATGACGCCTTGAAGGCGCACGATTGCATCGTGCTCATCCTGCCCATCCATTGCGATCTGGTAGAAGGGCGACTGCTGCAACTGGGCATCAATCGCAAGCATGGTGGCGTTTTCCTGCTGCAGCAGGCGCGTCTCGAAGTAGACGGATATGCCCGAGGCCGTCTTGCGTAGGAAATCAATCGAACTGCTGTTGTCTTCGTCCTGCTTGATTTCGTACTCCAGCGGCAACCGTGCGGACTCGAACTGAAACGCGAATGTCGCCTCCAGCACGGAAGCCAAGAAGTTGTTCTTATCATTTGCCGAAGCGACGGCGTTCATCAGCCGGCCGAACTTCCTTGTCTGGTCGAGGTGTGTGAGCTTTTCCAATAACCGGCCCACTTCATCATCAGGCTGTTCGGCACCTCCTGAGTTCTTAATGGCGGCGAGCAGTGTGGCTCTGTCCATTCGAGATCCACTCATCGAACAGGTGGTTGCCCGTTCGAGACGAACTGATCGTAGCTGTCGAAACTCTCACCGTCCTGCCACGACCGATCCCACGAGCGCGGCTCGGCGCTTTCGAGCAGTAGCAACGTAAGGATGCGATCACGCGCGCCATAGCTGTGCTTGAACTCGCGCAGCTTCATGTGTTGCGCCTCCTCCGGACACCAGATCGCGGCGGACATCTCCGTGCCATCCCATTCCTGATCGACGCTGGCGTCGGCGGCCAGCGTGCCCGGCAGCGGTTCCTGCGGATCGGCGTTGCGCCGGATACGCGCCCGCGTCTTGACGGCGCTGCTGCTGCGCCATTCGTACTTCACGTAGCCGTTGTCCCAATAGACGAGGATCGCGCGCTGCGTGGTGAACTTGATGAAGCGGATACACAGCGCCTCGAACGAAACCTGAAACCGCTTGGCGATGGCGCTGAGGACGTGCAGGTCGATGCGCTGGTTCGAAATCCAGTCGCGCAGCAGATCGCCGGGCATCAGCAGATTGCTGGCGAAGTCGTCGGCTTCGCGTTCGATGGCGCGGATGGTGTCGACGCCGGAGTAGACGCTTTCCTTGTCGCAGTTGAAGCTCTGCTGCTGGCCCCGATGGAGGATGAAGTGGCCCAGCTCATGGGCGATGGTGAAGCGTCGGCGTTCAGAACTGGCCTTGCCGTTGTAGAAGATGCCCCACTCGGCCGCATCCTTCGGGTTGCGCACCAGCATGCCTTCGCAACTGTCGACGTCGAGCACCATCGGTGCCTTGATCTCCCGCACGCCTGTGCCGTAGGGCGTGCTCGGCAGCATCTGCCGGACGATCTCCAAATCAATGGCGTCGGGCACGCCCGTGCTGTACCACGCCCTCAACCACTTCTGGACGGTGTTGGCGGCAATGGAGCCGGTGAGGGTCTGCGCTGCGCTCAATCCTCAGTCCCCGCCCTGGCCCTTGTCGGGGAACATGATCTTGAGCGCCTGGCGGTAGCGATCTTTTTCCTCGTCCGTCATCCCGGCGTACTCACGGAAGAAAGCCACGTCCTCGGGACTGGCTTCGGGTGCCTGCTGCATGGGCGTCCCCATCACATCCTCCATCGTCACGCCGAGCACCTGAGCGATCTTCTGAATCCGCTCGGCGGTGGGGCGCTGCCCATCCTTCATTTCCAGTTCCCAGATGTATGCCTTGGTGCAGCCGACCGCGTCGGCGACCTGTTGCAGGGTCAACTTCTTCGCCTCGCGCAAGCGCCGCAGGCGCGCTCCAAACGCCGAAGCCATGGCGATGCTCCTGTAGTGGCTAAACAGCCAGTGAATGAATCAAGGCTGTCAGTATAGCCGCGAGATACATAGAAGGTCTAGATGTGCCCCGTTGATTGACAAGCGGAAATCTGCGGTTCAGAATCGCGCTTGTATCTCGTCACTTTACTTACGCGAGATACGTGTTCAGTAACCCTGTCGCTGGCCCGTGCAGCCCGTACATCGGTCGCAGACCTCCGACGCCGATCCAGAAAGGACGAACAAGATGAAGAAAACCTTTGTCGACGTGATGCTCGAGCTGCCGGTGGATGCCACGCTGCGCGACTTCCTGACCACACATGGCCTGCCGGTGCCCGACGGGTTCGCGTGGGACGACACGCCGGAGACCAGCCAGTTTTTGGTGGAGGCGGTCAAGGTGTGGCCCGACACCGCCGCCCGCGACCAGATGATCGCCAACCTCATGGCCGCCGTCCAACTGGGCGACGCGGCGGGCAAGCAGGCGATGTTCGAGGCCGCAGTGGCGGACGGTGCCGCGCTGGCGGGCTTGACCCTGTGCGGCAGCGACATCCACCGTTCGTTCTGGCTTTACGTCAACCATCCGACGCTGTTCGAGCGCGCCTACGACTTCAGCTTCTGGGAGCACCACGGGCCGCAGACCCAGCAATACGATCTGGGCCTGAAGCGCCAGCCGAACGGTTCGGATACCAACCTGGCCGCACTGCGCCACGCCATCTCGGCGTTCTACAAGCGCGAGATGCAGTGCGGCGACAGCAGCGTGGCGCACTTGGTCGAGCGTAGCCCCGGCGTGTTCCTGCTGACCGTCCACGTCAAGGACATGGCCATGCTGAGGCTGGAGTTCGAGGGTTCGGCCCTGAAGCGCCGCGTCGGCAATCCCAACATCCACATGGTGCTGGAGTACGCCAAGTCCACCGGCGTGGTACGCACGCTGGTACGCGGCGGCCAGAAATACCAGCAGATGCTGGTCGAGGCCTTCGCCGAGCATGTGCTGGGCGTCAAAGCGAACGCGCACCGGATCAAGTCGCCGACGCTGAATTTGTCGATGCTGCGCACCGGCTTCGACGTGCCGGAAGCGTTCGAGGACGGCTTCTCGATGGTGCAACTGAAGGCGCTCACGCTCCTCAGCCCGGACGCCGCGCTGAAGATCGAATGCACTGCGATGCAGTCCAGCCAGCAACGCTCGGTGCATGAGCTGCTGAAGGAGAAGCTGCCCGGCCCGCTGGAAGGTCAATGGGCGGTGACGGCGGCGCAGGTCAATCTCTACTATCCGCCCGAGCCGGGCCGGACGCGTGCCAAGGTGGTCACCATCGAAGTGACCAGCAAGGGGCGTCTGAATCTGCACAAGTTCGACGCCAAGATGCAGGCGCAGCTGGAAGGCTATCTGGTCTCGGTGGGCATCCTGCAGAAGGGCCAGACCTTGAGCGCGCAGGAGCTCCCGCCGGAAGCGGACGCAATCAGTTCCTCGTCGGCGTTCGAGGACTGATTGATGGCGACGCACGATGCCTGGACCTTGGTCTGCCGCCTGTTCGCGGGCGGCACACCCGTGCTGCGCAACATGCTGTCGCCGCGCGAGGCCGCCGCGCTGTCCGTCCTCGGCAAGGCGGTCAAGCCAACGGTCGTCGATCAGTCGTTCGTCCTCTGTCCTCACTGTCAGCAGCATCGGGCACAGGCTTGGGGCGACGGTCGCGGCGGGCGCATGTGCCGTTGCCCGGAGTGCGGGCCAGTGGCCGTCGAAGCGAGCGATGGTGCGGCCTTGGCCTTGGACGAGGAATGGTTACGCCAGAAGCTGCGCCTCGCGCTCGACATCGAAAGTCGGGACGGCATCGATGATCTGGGCGACGGCGTGTGGCGGCTCGGCGATGCTCGACGCTCGCCGGTGCTGCTGGCCCGCGATCTGGTGCGGGTGCAGCAAGAACCCGCGCTGTTGGATCGAGTGCGAGTGGTGGGCGGCGACATCCGGGTGATCGCGCCGAGGCCACGCACGACGCGCGGATCGCCCTTCGGCGCGGGTGTGGAATGGTTGCCGCTGGAGGAGCGCTTCGCCTTCTATGGCGGTGGGATCGCGCTAATCGGCGCGACAGCATCATCCGCGCAACCGGCGGTCGCCGATCCGGCCACGCCGGCGAACGGGCCGTTTTCGGCGGACTTCAAGTGGGCGACGCTGCCAGACGGCAACGGCACACCGATCCGGTTGACCGACGGTCAGGCCAAGGTGTTCGAGGCGCTGTGGTCGTTCAAGGGCGAGGCCACGACGGCGGAACGGATCATGCAACGCGCCGGCTTGAACAGCGCGAAACCGAGCGACCTGTTCAAGATCAAGTCGAAGGACAAGGGCAAGCCGGAACCTGCGGCGCAGCACGCCGCCTACGTTGCCCTCGTGGTCACGCAGCAACGCGCAGGGTTGTACTCGATGCCCTGCGCGGCGGGCGCGTTGGCGTGA